ATGCAAGAACCCAACAAAAGTGCCCTGGTCCTGTTGCAACAGGAAGCCACCGAACTGCTCGCGCTCTTCGACCAACTGCGTGGCGATGCGGCACCGGCACACGAGCCAGTCAACGTCGTTGCGGACGGACCTGCCGGGCGCACCGAACAGACCGCCCACGTCAGTAATTGACGCATCCTGCCGGCGTGCACTCACGCGTGGCCGATGCGTGGCAAGTTCCCGGCGGGCGTAGGGAGGAGGCCTGAAAGACCCGCGCGCTGGAGGGTAGGCGCACGCCGCAGGCGTTCGACGCGTGCACCAGCACCGGCGCAATTTTCGGCCTGTCTTGTGTCCGCATCTGGCAACGGCTGGCGCGGCAGCCTGTCAGCGCCAGTTGGCGGCAGATCACGCGTCTCCAGAGCCGGCGGTCTCGGTATCGCCCATGAAAAAGGCCGGGAGCCCTCTGCATCGAGGAGTCCCGGCCTTAGTCGGTCGTCTTAGGACCGTTGTTTGGTGGAGGTGGGCTCTACCGGCAGACCGCCGTAACGTCTTGAATCCCAAGAGGTCGAGCTACATGACTGCCGCGAGATGCCCCCACAGATACCCCCAGCTCATGCGGCCTTGTCTCGGGCGGCCACCTGTTCGTCCATCCACTCGCTGATCTCGGACTCTACCCAGACCGATATCGATCCGAGGGGGACGTGTGCGGGGAACTGCTTCAGTCGGATCTTGGTATAGATCGTCGACTTGGACAGGCCGGTGCGGCTCATCACATCGCGGATCCTCAGGAATCGGCGGGGCGTAGGCGCTGGGGCCGGGCTGTTTGTCGTGTCGTTCATCGTGAGGTCTCCTGCTGATATGCATACCATGCGCGCTGCACGCGCCGAAACTCGGTTTCATCGCCGCCAGCGCGGTCGGGGTGATGTTGCGAGCGCAGCCGGCGGTAGCTGCCCTCGGGGTCTGCGGGGTCGAGCACTTCGCGCCATGACGGCGCCGCCGGCGCAGGCAGGGCGGTGAAGCCAGCGAAAGCGCGCTCCAGAATCGCGGCGCCGCCATGGCGCTCGATGGCGCGCATGGCATCAAGCGTCGCCGCCACCGCGGCCAGGTTGTCGGCCACGCGGTCGTAGCGGTCGATTGCCATGCACTTGGGCGGCTGCGTCCTGTCGAAGCGGTCCAGCCAGTACACCGCCACGCCAGGGTCGGCCGGCTCGCGCTGGTTTGATCGCGGCAGGCCATCGAGGCGCAGCTCGAGGTTGGTGCTGATCACCAGGTCGGCGTCGTCGATGCCCATGCGCCGCAGCTCGCGGCGCACGCGATCAACGCCCTCGGCGACGCTCAGCACACGGGCACTTTCGCCCTGGCCGGTATAGCGCACACGCGCCGACTTGCGGAACCGGGATTTATCGCGCTTGCCAGCGGGTGTGCGCTTCCAGCCTGCTGGCCAGGACAAAGGGGATGCGGGAATAGTCACGGCTGCACCTCGCCTGCCGGCTTGGCCTGCTGGTCGTATATGCGTATCAGCTTCGACTGTTCGGCCTTCGCCAGCCCAATCACTTCGGACGCCACTTGCTGCCCTGATTCACTGCGTGGGGCGTTCGACCCCTCTAAGATCGAAACAACCGCTTCCCACGTGTACAGCTCAGCCAGGCTTTCCGCCTGCTCTTTAGTGACAAGGTGGTCGCTCACGCCTCACCATCCTTCGCCGCCTGCTGGGCACGCAGCAATCGGGTGCATTCCAGCAGCTCATCGGGCGTGAAGTGCCCAGTGTTCGCCGCTGCCGGCTGGGGTTGGGTGGCGAGCCCGGTCGCGCGATGCACCAGCGATTGAACATAGGGCAGGTGCGCGGCGGCCGACTCTTGCGCGTCCTTGATCGTCATGCGCCTCTGCCCCGGTTGTTTCAGAAAATGCGCAGCGTCTTTGGTGGTGGTGCCCGCAATGATCTTGCTGAGTGAATCACGCAACATGATCAGGCTTGATTCGTCCTCGTCAGACCAATTGCACGGGATCGTATCGACTGCACCAAGCGCCACCGGCACAGCAGCAGGCCCCGGCGGGGCGGTGTAGAGCGGCCCGATGGATTCGAGAATGCTTGCCATCTGGTCCAGCGCTTCGTTGAAGCCGTAGCGCATTGCTTCGTATCGATCAGTGATGCCGCGGTCTTCCAGGCCACAGCCCATGCCTTCGTGATGAAACTCCGGGTAATCGAACTCCACCGGCTCCTGCCCCACCGGCTGGCGGGCGGCGAGGGTGGCAACGATGGCGCGTAGCGCGGTTGACACAAAAGGAATATTGCCATCACCGCCATCACGGATACTGTCCGCGACCTCTTTGGCGCCTTCGCGCTCTGGCATTAACACAGCGTCCAAATCAACCTCCGCCGCCAACAGCTCTCGCGCCCTCTGCTCGCCCTGCAACTGTCCGGAATTGCCGGAATGTTCGTTCATGCTGCTTTCTCCGTCTTCGCCAGGGCAGCGCGCATTTGGTCGGCGCTGCCCTGGCAGGTGTTGATGAGGTCTGCGCACGTCGCGCGCAGAGCGTGGTTCTCGGCGGTGACCCGCTCGATGTGGTCGGCGGCCATGGCCAGCTGCTGCCGGAGCAGATCCTTGGCCGGCTGCTTCATCCGGCGCGGCTCGCGGGGAAACAGTTGGGGCTTCATTGAGCTAACCTCACATCTCCAGATCGAGGAGACGTCTTATGGAAACCGAGGGAGAGTTCAGGCTTGAGGCAGTCGTTGGTGAGGACGTCCGACGTCCTGGTCATTGGCATGCCGCCGGCTCCGTGCATCACGGGCAAGAACGCAACCATGTGGCTCAAGTTGCCGCCGGCACTGAGTTCCCGAGCCGCGAAGCCGCGTATCGAGGGGGCATTGATGCGGCACGTGCAGTCGCAAAAACGCTTCCTCCCGGCTATGACTACGCGACCTATCAGGCTGAGAAGGGATGACTGAGTCACGCTGCGTCCCTCAATAGCGTCATGGCAAGTGCCTTCGCAGTGCGGTTCGGTACCGCGTTGCCTATCTGCTTGGTGATCTCGGTGGCGTTTCCGGCGAAGTCGTACACCTGGCCCTCGTCGTCAAAGGAAGTTGCTCGCGCCAGCTCCCGCCAATGCAGCATCCGGTAGTTGATGTCGATGCGTACCTCGTCGCAGAACTGCGCCGCTGGCTGGGCCAGGCCCAATTCGCCGCGGTTGGCGCCGGTGATGGTGGGCAGCGGCGCGTCTATGTCGTGGGTGCGCGTGTCGCCGTGATGCGTGACCGGGAGTGCAAAGGCCAGCGACTCCGGCGTGGTGATTGTCGGGAGGGGATCTGTCGCGCTGCGCATGTCCCGCGTGCGGCCAATACCCACGTTGCCCCGCATGACGATCGGCTGCGCGATGGCCACCTCGTTGGAGCCGGTTAGAGCGGGCACTGGTGCGTCGGCATTGAGGATGCGGCTGGCCGGGTCGCGACCATCGCTGTCGCCGTGGCCGGCGCGCATCAGGACGGGCTCGGCCAACCCGAAGCGCGCTTTCGTGGTCACGCTGGGCACAGGCTCGCTCACCGCAGCAGCGCTCAGTCCAGAGCCGCCGCCGTAGTAGGGCGCCACCAGCGGCACAGCAACCGCCTGGTCGCCACCTTTCGCAGTGGTGACTGTGCGCAGCGGATCCTCGGCGCTGCGCGGCGGCGCCTTGTTGCTGCTGTTCGACAGCGGCACGATCAGCGGATCAGCGAGGAAGCCGCCACCGGCAGTGCAGATCGTGGGCAGCGGCTCATCGATGGGGCGCGAGGTGCGCCCGCCATCACTGTTGGTGCGCATGACGATCAACGGCTCAACGAGCTGGGGGCGTGCGCAGCCTGGACGCGCGCCGCCGGCGCCGCCCGTGGTGATGGTTGGCAGGGGCTGATCGAGATCTCGCGCAACGCCACCGCTGGCCGTGGCCAGCACGATCCCCATGCCGTCCGGCGCGACCAAGCCGCGTTCGATCGCCTCGGCGCGCGGGAATGTCAGGCGCGGCACGCCTCCGTCGATCAACGTCTGGAGGGCTTCAACGTAGGGTGCTGGCCAGCTGTATTTCACTGCGCCCGCCAGGATCCGGCGGATCGTGTTGGGCTTCAGCGGCTTCTTGCGAGCGAAGATGCTGGCGCCGGTCATGTTCCAGTCGATGACCTCGTGCGCGCCGCGCCACCTCGCACGTGTACCGACCAGGTCCGAAGAAGCTGCTCGGGCATGCGATGGCTCTGGCCATTCGAGCGGGCCGCGATCGCTGCGTCCAATCAGGAAGAACCGGCGCCGGGTGGTCGGGTCGCCATAGTCCGCGCAGCAGAGGATGCGCCAATCCAGGCGGAACCCGATCGCTTCGAGCGCCGCTACCCACGCGCGAAAGTACTCGCCCTTCCGGCTCGGGATCGGTCTGCCGGTCACCAGCGAGCACGGACCCCAATCCATGAACTCGGGCACGTTCTCGACTTCCAGGCGCTTGACCCGCAGCTCGGTGCACCAGCGCACCACGTGCCAGGGATCCATGCGCTGCTGGTCATGCACTGGCCGGCCGCCTCGAGCGCGGCTATGGAACACGCATGACGGCGCAGCGATGAGGAGATCCAGATAGCCCTCGGGCACGTGATCCAGCGGCAGCGCCGTTTCCAGATTCGCGCAGGCGATGCGCGCCGCATGCTCCGGATGGTTGCGCCGGTTCGTCTCGATCGCGACATCCCAGTGGTTCACGCCCACCAGCTTCATGCGCAGACCGAGCTCGCGCACCGCGCGCGCCACTCCGTTGCTCATGCCGCCGGCGCCGCAGAACAGATCGGCCACCAACAGTGGGCGCGTGCGCCCGCGCGGCTGCAGCTCGATACGTGCGGGGTAGGAGCCATCAGCCACCACGCGCCTCCCGCTGTGCCTGATCGCGCAGCTGCTGCAGCGCCGGCAGATGGGTGAGCCGGATCAGTTCATCGCTTGCGGCTGCTTCGCGCGCGCGGCTCAGCGCCCAGTCCAGCGCGGCGAGCTTGTCGTTCGGATGGAGATCGGTCATGGCAGAATCGTCCCAAAAGGAAAGAGAACCCAATCATGCTGAAGGGCATCTCGCTTAAGCGGCCCGTGCCGTTGTGTCTCATCGCTGCTGGCTTCGGGGCCACTGCGACCGCAGCAATCGTTGGTGTGCCTAAGCTCTGGTCTCAGGAGGCCGCAGGATGGGCGTCTGCAATCGCGACTACGGTCGCGGTGGTAGCCGCCTTGTGGATTGCTGACGAGCAGATTGGTGTGGCACGTGATGCTGCAGCAAGTGAGCGGGAAACTGCTCTTCAAGTGCAAGCAGCTCAGGATCGGCAGGCTCGCGAGATGGAGGAGCAGCGGGCCATCAGGCTTGCTCACGCATTCACGCGTGAACTGAGCTATGCAAGACGTCATTTGATTGTTGCCCTCATAAACTGGGAACCCGCTCGGTTTGGCGACGCCACGCCTATTGATATGCAGTTCTTTGCAAGCGAAAAGCCATTCCCTGATTTGCGACTTCTCACGTCTTTTTCCGGCCGGCTTGAAGGCTTTTCCGACGAGGATGCTTTTGCGATTCTCGGCGTGCTCGCGTCCTGGGATTTTTACAACAGCGGACCGGGCATCAACGCCGAAGAGATTTCCGCAATGGGTCGCGTCCAACGGATGCGGGCAGCGGAATCGCGTAGCCAATTCGGTTTCGAGCTTCTGGACGCAATCGAGTCGCTGATTAACCGACTCGCGGTGTATTACGAAGGCCATCCATCCGTTACTGGGATCGTGGCTGAGCCCCTCCCGCATCAAATAAATGTGCACTTTGAATTGCTTAATCGTGCACGTGCAGATCGCGGAAGAAAATATAACGAAAAGGATTAGTGTCTGACCGCTTTGGTAGCTGCTCGTTGGATACTTTTGCGCAGAGCGTGTGTGCGGAAAATTCAAGCCGCATTCCTCAGCAGGTGAGTGCGCCGCACCGGGCCATGCCACAGCGCAGCGACGTTGTTGAGATGGATCTGCTCGGGATCACGCCGGATCGGTGCGAACCGTGTTTGCGCCCGCTTGATGTCGTTCCGGCAGAGCAAGCAGACGTTGACCACACGGCCGTTCTGAGTCGGAAACGCCGACTCGCTGAGCGACCTCTCGCAGCTGGTGCAGACGCGCGACATCAGGCGGCCTGCTGATAGCTGTTGTTGGCGGCACGCGCGAACACCTGCTGCATAGCGGTGAACATCGCCGGCAGCTGCGCGGCGTCGTACAGCTTCGAGGCACGCTCGATGGTCAGCGGCAGGAAGCCCAGCTGCGCCAGTCCATCGGCGGTGATCGTCAGCGGCGCGATCTTGGCGTTGATGTCGCCGAGCTTGATGCGCACGACCTGGGCCGGCGCTGGCGCAGCCGACGACTTCACCGCCTGCGACAGAGCGGGGGAGAGGGCAGCAGGAGCCGCCGCAACCGGCGCTGGCTTCGACATGGCCGCCGGCGGGGGAACAGCGGCGACACGTGCTGCTTCGGCCGGAGCATCGGCGCGACGTTGTGCGTCCTCACGTTCCCGCTGCTCGCGTGCCAGCTTGTCGGCTTCTTCCTGACGGATCTTCTCGCGCTGCGCTTCCAGCCGCTGCTCATCCACGCGCTTCTGTTCCGTGATGCGCGCGGTAATCAGGTTGCGAAGATCCTCCGGCGACTTCGTGGCGCACAACTGCACGCGGTCATGGAACAGGCCGGCGAAGGTGCCCATCTCCATCTCCAGCACGCGCACGTTGGCGCGCACGCGCTCGGCCTGCTGGCTGGCGGCGATCTTGGCGTTGGCTGCAGCGGTGCCGACGGCATCCTGCATGCTGCTGATCGACTTCTTGCCCTTGATCACCGCCCCGATGTCGGCCTGCAGCGACGCAGGTACCGTCAGCGCATGCGCGTCGAGCCCTGCGTTTATGGACGCGTAGTGATCCCGCACCGACTGCACGCCATTCGCGACGATCTGCGTGCGGCGGTTGTCCTTCTCGACCTTCACCAACTTGTCCAGCTCCAGGCGCACGCGGCGCGCTTCGGCCGCGACGTCGTCCATCGTCCGGAACACCGCGTCGATGTCGGCGGTCTGACCCAGGATCTGCTGCTTCGTTGCCTCCAGCCGCTCCTCGACTCCCTTGCACCACTTCACCGTCTGCTCGGCGTCGGCGAAATCCTCATCCGTCTGCAGTTCGCGGTTGATGCGGGAGAGGACAGACATTGCCGATGCACGGAACTCGGCCAGATTGGATGCCGTGACCATGCCGGTGACCGCGATATGCAGGGCCGGAAGATGCTGCGGGGCACGGCCGACGACAGGTGCCGGCAGCGGCTTGTCCTCATAGCCGCAGACATCCCGCTCGAATTGCTCCCAGCCAGCCACGATGCGCTCACGCAGTTCAAGGTCGGGCACGTACCAGCAGTGGCGTTCTTCAATGAGGTTGCCGTCCGCGTCCCACTCCGATGCCATGAACAGCACACGTTCGCCACCGGATACCATCAGCTGCTGTTCCATCTGGATCTGGTGATAGAGCGGCAGATCGGTGCCGGTGCAGCCGTCGGTCATGCACGCGCGCAGCGTGGCGTTCAACATCTTGTGCTCAAACAGCACATCGCCAAGCAATGTCAGGCCGTCGAACGACGCAGACAGCTTTCCATCCACGCCGACGCACGGGTACAGGTCTTCGCCGACAATCGCTTCTGCAAGCGGACGCGCGAGCGCCTCAAAGCGATGGCCGTCGTCGAAGATCTGCTGCAGGAACCAGCTGATCTCCGATTCAATGCCGGTCGAGCGGACCTTCAGCAACTCGCTACGGGTGACGGATGGGAACTCGCCCAGCATCACTGGCGCCTCACTGGCGTTGAGGTGGAGAGCGCGATGGGCATGCCATTCCGGCGTGCCTTGGATCAGGTTGACGGTCTTCATGCTCAGCGCTCCTTCGGTGCTTCGATCGCGACGCTCACGTTCCACTTGGACGCGAGGCTGCCAATGAGGCTGTCCACCAACACCTGTGCTATCGCCGTGTGCTTGGTTTTCAGCTGCTTCTCGATGGCTTCCTTGATCTTTGGGCGCATGCCTTCAGCCATTTCCCCTACAACGTCGCGCGTGATCTCCTGGATCTTGTTGCGGGCGATTACCTCAACCAACTGGTGGGTGTTGTAGGAGTTGTAGGAATCGACCTTGCCCTCGGAATTGACCTTCTGAGAGAGCGCTTGCTGCACAGCCATCTGAACGAGCTTTGCACCGTCGCCGAGCGCAGCCGTAATCGCTGTGCTGACCGCCTGCTTGATGTATGGCTCAAGCACACTGTTCGGAATCGGGAATTGCATGTTCTCTGCCATGATTAGCGCTCCACTGCGGTCTGGGTGATGCCGCCAGCAGCGGCCTGGACGTCGTTCTGCGAGTCGCCCTCATCCACATCAGTTGGCGGATTGCGGATTTCCTTCAGCTGCTCGGCAGTGAAGGTCGCTTTGGTCTGCAGCATCGTGATGAGGTCATCGGCGCTCTTCTTGCCGCTGGCGATGATGTCCCACCACTTCGGCAGGTTCGCTGCGAAGTCAGCTTCCGAATACGCCGGCAGCTGCTTGTCGGCTTGGCCCTCGATCGCCGCTCGGCCCTGCTCACTAGCGGCAGCGATCACGGGCTGGAAGTCCATGATCTCCTCGGCAATCGCAATGCCGCGCAGCACGTCGGTGAAGACGTCGCGCAAGGCGAAGGCGCGTGCACGCATCTGACGCATGCGCTTCGGGTACTGCGTCCATGGGCCGGCCTTGCCGAGCAGTCCCGCCGTCTTCGCGTCGGCCATGCTGAAGGTGCGAACCTCCTCTGCTTCGCCCTTGCGCTTCACACGGCAGGTCGCGGTGTCGCCGTTGTCGGTTTCAGTGACGTACTCGCACAAATGCGACGCCCTCACGATCGCAAGGACCGAGTCACCCCACAACGCTGGGCGTCCATTGATGATGGCGATGTTCTGGATCGCCTGGAGCGCCTTCAAACCCAGCTCCGCGCCCCATTGCATGGCGATGAGGCAATTCGCGGGTTTGCCCTTGAAGTCCTTCGGGACCAGGTCGCTATCGGCTAGGTAATCGGCGAAGGTCAGCGCCTGCTCGAACGTCTGCGGGCTGAGGTCGAACTGCTGGCGCGGCTGGGCAATCTGCGTGCCCTGCTGCTGTGGAATGGTGGCGACTGCGTTCATGGGCGGTCCTTGGGTTGAAGAGGTGCCGGCATGGGCGCCGCCGGCTGGCGATGAATGAGGTGCCCCGTCAAGCCGGGGCCACGCTGGGCTCGCTCGCGCCCTACGCGTCGGTGTGTGGTGGAGGGGCCGGTGCTGATCTCCGACTTGCCTGCAGTGTTTTCTTGGTCCTGACCGGAGGGACGTCACCCTTTCGGCAGTGGCCCGGCTCAATCTGTTGCCGGGGGCAAATCAGGCGGACCGTAGCTGCGCATCAGCCTGCGCATTCCCTCCATTGCGGAGCGGCCTGGTCTTCGATACGCAAGACATGGACGCTCGTTGATCGCAAGCCGCTCCGCGATGGATAGGTGCCGGGTACGTCTCCGGCGCGGGACTCTCACCGCCGTGTTGTCCAGGGAAAACAAGGCCTATAGCGCCTTGCCAACCGTGTCCCTTGCTGTGCTTTTACGTCCAACGAAACTACCCAAGGGCTTCCGGACGGCCGGTCTTTCCCGACTGCATAGGCTTTCGCCTCCCGCTCCTTCTTGCGCACGTATCGGCGGTGCGGGCGGTTCCCTTCCTGCCTTTAACGTCTGACCTTCGAGGGTCAATGCGCGGTGCGATCGCGTCCGTGGACACCTGCCACGGATCAGGGTTCGGGATCAGGCCGCGTCGGCGAGCGGGCGGTCTTCGACCTTGCGGTAGGGCCAGCGCACCGGGTCGGCCTTGATCACCTTGTTGAAGTGGCCACCCTTCGACTCGGCCGCCTGCAGCGCGGCGTAGTCCTCGGCGGTGACGTTGTCGTAGTGGTAGAGCGAGGTGATCTCGCCCTTCCAGCTCTTGAAGCGCACGGCCAACGTCTGGCTGGCGGCGTCGTGGCCGATTGCCGCGATCTGGCGGCTCTCGACATCAATCAGCGGAATGCGGGCAGGCGCGCTCACGCGGCAGCCTTCTGGCCGGCTTCGGCCAGGCGTGCGAGTTCGGCGGCGGCATCTGCCGAGTCTTGGTCGTCCAGCGTGTCGCCCTCGGTGAGGTCCGACTGTTGCGCGGCGCGCTTGGGCGGCGTCAACGTCAACACCACCTGTTCGCGGTCCCATGCCTCAAGAAGGGGCTGGTAGTCCTCGCTTTCGATAGTCGTGTTGACTTTGATCACCAACTCACAGCTTCCGCCTTCAATGAAGCCCACCGTTTCCAGCACCAACTCGCTATCAGCGAAGAACAGCGGTTCGATGTGCTCGAGCAGCGACGCGATGGTCAGTTCGTAGCCCTTTGCCTTGAGGCCGATTTTCTGTGGCTTCAGGTAGGGCAGCTTCAAGGCCGTGAGGTCGTTGCCGTCAATGGCAAGTGCCTGCTGCGCGCCTTTCCCCGGCTTCTCATAGAACGAGGGGCGCAGCTTCGGGTCGATGCTGTCCAGGATCAGCGCGCTCGCGCCGAGCTTGAAAGTGAGAGTTGCAGCCGGGACCTTGTCCTCGCCGTGCTTCTCCTTGCGGAGATTCAGATGCGAGTACTCGGCGTCGTTGGATTCCAGATGAAACATGGGGTACCTCGTCGGTGGTGCCGGCGTACCGGCGGGGATCAGCGGATACCGCGGCGCGGCTGTTCCGGGAAATCAGTCGTGATGTCGGTGGCCGGCTGCGGCTGGGCGCGGTGTGCACGTGCTCGGGCACGGGCGTTCCGCAAGCTCTGCGGCACGTGCAGCGACAGCACGAAGACGACAACCAGCAGGGCAGAGCAGATCTGGTGCGCGCTCTGCTCGTAAGTAAAGATCGCCAGCGCGGCCAGAAATAGAATCGACTCGACCAGGAACAGAAAGCGGTAGTAGTGGCGGCCCGTCACGAGAACACCGCCTGGGCGAGCAGCGTCAGCACAGCGCCCACGGCCATGCAGATCAGGGCGAACGGCACGTCCTCGCGCAGCATGTGGCGTTGAAATTCCTTCTCGTCCATCTTGTCCATCACGCAGCCTCCGGGCCGTCGCCGAACGCGGTCGCCGACTCGTCAGGCTCGCGCACGTGCTGCGATGCCTGCACCCGCAAAGGGCGCAAGTTGTCGGGTCGGAAGGTCCGCGCCAGCTGACCGGCAACCACCGGGCCGTAGCCGCGCTCCGTGGCGATGGCGCGGACCAAGTCGGCGCCGCGGGCAGAAACAGGGAAGGGGATGACGGCGCTCATGCGGCACCGCCTACGCGGGCCAGGGCGGTGGTAAGCCGATCAACCGCGGCTCGGTAATCCCGGAGCGGGGCGGCTCGCAAGCGCGCAAGCCCCTCAATCCCTGACGCTGCCTCGATCAGCTCGGCTACGGCAGCGTGGGCCACTACGCACTCGGCCGGTGTGGGGTATGCGCACAGCGCGGTGTGGTGCGCAATGTCAAACCGACGAATCACCGCCAGCACATCGACAGGGGCGCTCATGCCTCTGCCTCCATCTCGAAGCCATGAGAAGCCAGCTCGGCTTTCCCAGCACGCAGCTCGCGCGCATAACCGTCCTCGCGCTCATGTGCTCGCGTGATGGTGTCGACCACCGATCCGTCCGGGCGCGTGATGGTTCGGCCGCCACGCGCACACCGGTTGATCGAATAGCCGAGGTGATCCCAAATGCCGTTCGGGCCGCACTGCGGGATGGTCTTCATGCCGCCATCCGCCACGGCATCACGGCTACCGGCGCCGGCTTGGCTTCGTACACCGTCAGGTAGTGCTGCACCGCCTCGATGCGCGAGCAGTCCACGTCGTCCATGCGGTCGCTGATCAGCTGCGACAGGTAGTCGCCGACGGCGTTGCGCAGGATCTCTGCCGCGCCGGCATCGTTGCCGTCCGCGAGGTGGCCGGCAATCAGAGCCAGCTGCTCGGTCGTCAGCTCGCCCAGCGCTTCGCTCAGAACGAAGCCAGAGCGGTGCAGGGCACCGGCCAAGACGTCGGCGCGCTCGTCCGACAGCTCATGCCGGCTGCAGGTGGCGCAGCCGCATTGCGGGTGGTACGGGTGGCAGCGGGTGCTGGACATCTGCGTTCTCCGTCGCACGTCCCCGGCGGGATCCGGGTGTTTCGTTGCGATGGATGTACGTTACCCATAGGTATCTTTAGTGTCAATACCCGCGGGTAAGTATTTTCGGCATGCATACGACAATGGCCGTTGCACGGGGGCAGCGGCTTGGTCTAGGTAATCAGGAAGGCTTCGAGGAGGGGCTATCCCGCTTCGACCCGCGTCGCTAGCGCTCTTGCCTTGATCGCCCTCGCGGCGATCTGCATCTCTGTTCTGCCACTGCGCTCCCGGCTAAAGTGCGCCGCGAACGCCTCCAGGAAGTCAGCCTCTATTCTGTAAAGCCTGCGCTTTCGCAGGATCACCCCCACGCGCAACGCATACGCTGGCGCCGGAGATTCGCCATTCTCGAAATAATGCTCAACGCCTTCCCTCACGATCTCTATTTGCGTCGCAAGGTCATCCGAAATTGACCGCATATAGGAAACAAAGTCCGCGTGATCCCCGGCCACCATTGCAGTCCCCGGCGTTCGCGATGCTTTGCCGGAGGTGCAGCCCGTATTAAGCACCTTGTCCCACATTGATCGGGAGTATTCCCGCGATAGCGCAAGACTTACCTCGAATGGAACCAAGGGCTTCTTGTTCAAAAAAGCTGTCAGCTGCTGCACTTCGATAAGCGCTGTTTGAAACGCTTCGTCTGTACCCGCCACGGCCGACTACAACCCAGCGTCGATGATGAAAATCGACCTAGCCTTACTCAGCTCCGCCTGTGCAATGCCGTTGTCCAAGTCGCGCCTAGATGTGGCTTTGATGATCGCCTCGCCGTAAGCGAGGGATGCCGCGTACAGGCTCTTTGCAGAGGACTTGGCCTCAGCGTCTGGGTTGGAAGCGACATACGCGTCATAGGCTTGACGTAAGCGCGCACGCCCCTCGTTTGCGCAGTCGCCAACTGCTTCTGTATTGCTTGGAGCCGCTCGGCCATACAGACGCCGGCTGAGCTCATCTTCCCCCAGCAATCGGGGGCAGCTCACAAAAGAGCCGTTGACCTCCTGTAAAAAGGTCCGCGCAGGAGGTTGATCCTCTGCTGCTACATGTAAAGGCAGCATTGATAGCAGGGCGACGGTTACCCATGAGTGCTTCATCTCTTGCACCCCTAGTTCAAACGATCAATGCGGTTGCGCAGGTAAACCTTGCCGGCTACCAGAGCATGAGCGGGAAGAGGGAAAGCGGGGTAGAGTCCGGCATTGGCGCTGACGACGTATATGGCATCACCTCTATCTTGAAGTGCCTTGATCTGCTGCCCGTTCCCGGTGTTGATGAGGTAGATACCGTCACCGTCGAACGCCTCGACCCCTGTGTCAACGATCAGCGACTCACCCGGCTGGATTACCGGAATCATTGAATCCCCTCGACCAGTGATCAGAATCAAGCGGCCAGGCGGAGGTACGAATCCCACGACCGAGCGGATGTAGGCTGGCTCGAAATCCATAGAGCGGATCACTTCAGGATAGTCGTCGTTGATGCGTCCTTCGCCCATGCTTGCCTCTGCGTCCAAGTGTTGGACACGAACGTAATCTCTACCTGTCTCAGTCGCTGGGACTGGTGAGACAGAAATCGACGAGCCGAATTTTTCCGGATACGCCCTGGCTAGGGCTTCAAGGGTGTCTTCGCCGATGCGCTTCCTTCCTGGCTTCCCTTCGTCGTAGAGCATGCGAGACACGTAGCTCGCATCTTTGCCGATACGCGATGCCACCTGAGCTGTTCCGCCACGGCCCAGTGAGTCGATGAAGGCCTTGAGGGCGAGGCGACGCGTTTCGTATTTGTCCATGCGCCTATTGCAGCCGTCACTTACCTATAAGTAAATTCCCTGCGGGTATTGATTTGAAGATTACCCAAGGGTATTGTTTGCGCATGGACACTTTGCGCAGCTACCTCACGACCTTGACCCCAGCCGAGCAGGCCGACTACGCCGTTCGCGCTGGCACTTCCATTGGCTATCTCCGCAAGGCGATGAGCAAAGGCCAGCGCTTCGATGGCGGCCTGGTGCGCCAGCTGCACGTTCAGAGCCAGGGGGCCGTCTCCCTGACCGAATTGCGGCCCGACATCTGGCCGCCAGCCAACCCCGAAGGGGAGGTGGCCGATGCTGCCTGACCGCTTCAATCCGCGCCTGCGGGTGCGCGACTGGCTCAACAAGCCCAGCCGCGCAGAGTCGGCGCGCCCGTCGCTCCAAGAAGTGATCATTTCGACGGTGGCGCACGACATCGCTGTCGCCGGCCGCATCAATTCAGTACTCCGGAGCCGGTTCACGGTAGCCGTAGATCCGTGCAGCGGCCGTGCCGTGTGCACCCGGTTCCTTGGGGGCACGGACATCAACTTCTCGCTGCCCGAGGGCGTAGAAGTCCGCCGGCACACAGCAGCCGACGGGACCACCCACGTCGATTTAGTCGAGCGCGCGGGGGCCGAGGGGATCGCCTCCAACGATGTCGACATCGAATTTGGTGATGTCCCCCTGGCTGACGACCGTGACCGTACCGGTGGGAGGGAGGACAACCCGGATGGTTGAGCCTCGCTCGCAGGTCAAACGCACCACAACTGCGATCGGATGGTGGTTGTTGATGTTGTACGCCTTCCCGATTTCCAACGGATGAGACGTCGTTTTGACCTCTTCCATGTCGCCCTCCTTGCGGGCTGCTCGTGTGGAAACAGCAGCCTACCGCAAGGGGGGCGACGCCTCTTCGCTTCATGTCTCAAACCTTCCGTAGCAGCCGAACGTCCATCCGTTCGTTGACCCACCGCAGCGCGAAGACGCTGCCCTTCCACCGAATGATCGTTGTGACATTCGGCGCCCGTTTCCTCGCTGCTCTGAGCCGTTTCTGTAGTGCGTCCATGGCGCACATCCTGGCCAGGGCAGGTGTCCTAAACCACGTTCAGGTATCCCGCCCGTGAACATCGCTGACGCAGCACATAAAACCGTTCTCGACTATCCAGGTGGCAGCGTGGCGCTGGCCACCCGCCTCATCTCCACCAACGACCGCGGCGAAGAGAAGCCGATGTCTGCGGCCGTTCTGCGCAGCAAGGTCAACCCGAACACGCGCACGCACCACCTGACCCTGGCCGAAGCCAGCGAGATCATGGGGCTGACGGCCGACTTCCGGATCCTGCACGCGCTAGCCGCAGAGCACGACTTCATCGTCCAGCGGGCCGACTCACCCGTCGCAGGCGATGTCATCGCAGCAATGCTCAAGGCGTCGTCGCTCAAGGGCATGTTGTCCGCGCTCATCTGCAAGGCCATGGAAGACGGGCGCATCACCCCGAACGAGGCTAAAGGCATCGCCGAACTGTGCGGTGACCTGCAGGCCATGGTGGCCGAGGTAGCGCAGCAGGCCTGGTCGGCGGCGAACCAGAGGGCCGCGGCATGATCCTTCAGCTACTCGAAGACTGGCGTCGGGAGCGCCGCATCCGGCGGATCGCCTCTGCCATGCGCGCGGCTACCCAGGCCGGCAAGCCGAACCTGGCGCGCGCCTATTGGCTCGACATGAAGCGCGAATGCGAAAGCCGCAGCACCGGCCAGGTGAAGCGCATGGAGCGGGCAGGGCGCCTGGCATGAGCACGCTGATCATGTCCCAGTGCTGGCCGATGACCATGCCGCCGTCGCCCAAGGCGGTGCTCATCTCGCTTGCCGACAACGCGAACGACCAGGGCCACTGCTGGCCGTCGATTCCGACCATTTGCGAGCGCACCTGTCTGAGCGAGCGAACAGTGCACGGCGCCATCCGCTGGCTTGAGTCGGCTGGCCTGGTCACCGCTGACCGCGCGAACGGCCGACACACCCGGTACGTCATCACTCCGGACGCCTACCAACCACCGCAGCAGCTGCACCCCCGCAGTGGCTGCACCCCCGCAGCAGCTGCGGGGGAACCCCCGCAAAATTTGCACAAACCACCGCAAATGCCGCAGTCACCCCCGCAGCAGCTGCGGTCTAACCGTAAAGAACCTAAAAGCAACAACAGCGAAGCACCCGCCAGCGCTTCGCCGAAGAACCGCCTGTTGACCTTCGACAGCTGGAATGCATCGCTCGGTGACGAGGACGCAATTTGTGCTGACGACCCGGTGTTCAGCTGGGCGGAGAAGGCGGCTATCCCCGAGGAGTTCATCGAGCTGGCCTGGCTGTCGTTCGCCGACCGCTACAGCGGTGCAGCAAAGCGCTATACCGATTGGCGCGCAGTCTTCCGCAACGCGGTGCGCGGCAACTGGCAGAAGATCTGGTTCCTGCACCCGGCGACCGGCTACACGCTGACCACCATCGGCGAGCAATACCGCCGTGTGCGCGACGCTGAGGCGCAAGCAGGGCAGGTGGCCGCATGAGCATGCACGACGACATCGAGCGCATGGCCGCCGAATACGGCGCAGAGCGCGGCGACCGCGCTGATCAGCTCCAGCAGCTGCGCGTGCCGCCGCACAGCGTGGAAGCCGAGCAGGCTGTGCTCGGCGGGCTGATGCTGGTCAACCGGGCCTGGGACGACATTGCCGACCTGGTGGAGGAGGGCTGCTTCTACCGCCGTGACCATGGGCTGATCTTTCGCGCCATTCGCGAGATGGCCGTTGCACAGCCGCGGCGCCCCTTTGACGTGGTAACGCTGGGCGATTGGTTCGAGGCCCAGGGGCTGCTCGACCAGGTGGGCGAGGGCGCGTATCTGATCGAGCTCGCCAACACGACACCGTCGGCGGCCAACATCCGCGCATACGCGGAGATCGTCGCGGATAAGGCGCGGTTGCGCCGCCTGATCCAGGTCGGCACCGATATCGCCAACGCTGGCTTCAACCCGGAGGGGCAAAGCAGCATCGAGCTGATCGGCTCCGCGCAGTCGCGCATCGGCTCGCTGATGGACAGCCAGCCTTGCGAACTCGAAGCGGTGGCGCCGGTCATGGATCGGGTGTTCGAGCGCCTGGGCGAGCGCTCACGCGACGGCGGCGGCATCCACGGCATCACCACCAGCATCGATGGCCTCGATGACCTGCTCGGCGGGCTGAAGCCAGGTGGCCTGTACGTGCTGGCGGCACGCCCGAAGATGGGCAAAACCACGCTGGCCCAGAACATCGCCGAGCACGTCGCACTGCACTTGCGCAAGGCGGTCGCGGTCTTCAGCTTCGAGATGCAGGCCGAGGAGCTCGGCGACCGCATGCTGGCGTCAGTCGGCGGCATCGACGGCAACCGGATCCGTTCCGGCGATCTGGACGACGTGGACTGGACCAACGTCACCAGCGCGATGCGCAAGCTGCGCGCGGCGGACATCTTCGTCAGCCGGCCGCGCCGCGCACGCGTCGAGCACGTCAGCTCGCAGGCACGCCGGCAGCACGCCCGCAAGCCGCTGGGGCTGATCGTTATCGACTACCTGCAGCTGATGGAGATCCAGGGCGACAACCGCGCCAATGGCGTCGGCGATATCAGCCGCGGGCTGAAGCTGCTGGCCGGTGAGCTGGGCGTGCCGGTGCTATTGCTGTCGCAGCTCAATCGCAAGCTGGAGGACCGCCCGGACAAGCGCCCGCAGCCTGCCGATCTGCGCGACTCCGGATCGATCGAGCAGGACGCCGATGCGGTGATCTTTATCTACCGCGACGAGGTGTACCACCGCGACAGCCGCTGGAAGGGCACGGCCGAGCTGCTGGTTCCGCTGCAGCGCAGTGGACCGCCTGGCGAGGTGCGCGCGCTCTACATGCCCGAGCGCTTCAAGTTCCAGAACCTGCCCGAGTACTGGGAGCCGGCGCCGATCGAGAGCGACGACGGCAAGCCGGCGCCACGCGCACGCGGCTACCGCAGTCTCAAGCCCCGCGCACAGCGGCAGGACGTCGACGCATGACCATGACCGCAGCAGCGAAGAAGATCCGCGCCAAGCGCGCATCGCGCCCCATCTATGCGCTGATCGAGCGCGTGGTGGTGATGGACACCGGCGAGGAGAGGCTGGCCATGCTCGCCGAGCACCCGGTCGACCGCGAGCTGATGAAGCAGCGCGGCTATCGGCGCGGGCAGGAGGTCCGGTTGGAAATCAAGGCGCCGCGCGACGCTTGGCGCCACCGGCTACTGCACAAGATCGGCCAGCTGATGGTCGAGAACGTCGAAGGCTGGGAAGGTCTGGACAGCCACGAGGCGATCAAGCAGTTGCAGCGCGAAGCGAACGTCTGCTGCGAGCAGATCGACATGGACGCCACGCCGGTTGTCGCCGCAGTGCTTGCCGCGTCAGATGCAGCCTTCGGTCCTGGTGCCGCGAAGCTGCTGCGCGAGGTCCTGCCGAGGATCGAAACGATCCCCGTCACCGTCGCGCGGTCGCTGGCGTTCGATTCGATGGAAGAGGACGAGTTCCGGCGGCTGTTCGAAGGCATCACTCGCCATATCGGCGCGGCGTATGCGCACGTAATGCTTGACGAGGTGGTCGGCGAGTTCTGGTTGATGGCGCAGGGGCAGAGAGTCCAGCGCACAGAATCAATGAGGGCTGCCTAGTGATCGCTCCCGCTCCAGCCGAGCTTCATAAAGGCCCAGTAGAACCACTGTTTTGGGCTGCGTACAACGAGTTCATTCGCAACTTCCGCAGCCTCGTCGTAGAACTTTTCAAGTTCTGGCCTAGCACGACGAACGGCGTGGAGATAGTCGGATGTCGGTTCAGGAGTTGTCGACATAGCAGAGATTTTCTGCATCTCCCGATTGAGGTGATGACATGTTCGAGCGGTGGTTTGGATTGGTGCCAAAAGTCGGTAATCCGGCAGGTCCTGGAGTTGGACACTATCGAGTGCCTGCCCGATCTGACCAAATTTTTGTCCGGCTGCTGCGGCAAGCGATCGAGCCTGGATGAACCCATCGCGGCCAGCGTTAAGCACTGCGGCCGCGGTTGCCTCAGCGTGATCAATGAGATGAACGAGGACATCCGCTTTTCTGCTGAGATTTCGGCGCTCTTGGGTTGTAGCAATCCGAACCGCGAAAAAAATAGCGGCTGCAGAGAGGATGGCCTGGATTATTGCGGCCCAGACTGCCCAGGCCTCAGGCCGTTCGCAGAATGTCCAAATCGCGGGGAAGCACAGCTCTCGGGATGCCATTCGATGGTGCCTCAATCTTTTTTGCGCAGCATGCCCGGACGTTCCATGCCGCACAACTGTCGTGACTGCTGATGCGCCGTGCGATCAAGCCCGCTACCCGAACCGAGCAGGCCTACCAGGACGCCGCGCGTGCACTCGGCTGCGTCGTCTGCCGCTGGCGCATCGCTGCTGGCCTCCAGCGCGCCATCCAGTGCGGCCACACCCAGATTCACCACCGCAACCTCGGCGACCTGCACGGCCAGAAGCAGATCGGCCAGCACGCAGTCGTCGCGCTCGGCGCCTGGCACCACGACGGCGACCAGATGCCCGGCATGACCCGCGACCGCATGCGCGAGGTCTTCGGACCAAGTTTCAAGCACCACGCCCGCGAGTTCCGTGCCTGGACGTTCGACGTCCTGGGCGGCCGCGGCACTGAAGCCTGGCAGGACTACCAGGACCAACTACTCAACATCACGAGGGCGGCATGACTGAAGGCGTACTGACGCAGCTGCGACTGCGGGAGCTCTTGGACTACGACTTGGAAACCGGCCAGTTCGTGTGGCGATTTGCCAAACGACGAGAGCTGATCGGAAAGAGAGCCGGAACCCCTCAGGCGCGCGGGTACATCCAGATCCAGGTTGATGGTCGCATTTATCTAGCTCACAGGCTGGCCTGGTTGTACGTGCACGGAGCTTGGCCAACGCAGCAGATCGATCACATCGACGGTGATCGACGCAACAACCGTGTCGCCAATCTGCGCGAGGCATCTCCGGGTCAAAACCAGCAGAACCGGGCCAAGCAGATCCAGCGAAGTGGAAACGGAGTTTCCTCCAAGTTTGTTGGGGTCTACCGCTTCAGAGACGGCAGATGGGTCGCCTCGATTCGGGTCGATGGGATGCCACACCACCTCGGCTACTTCGACAGCGAGGAGGGCGCCCGAGACGCCTACCTAGCTGCGAAGCAATGCCACCACAAATTCCAGCCAGTACCACGTCAGGAGACAGAAAATTGAACCAGCAAACGTACGAGAACGCCCGGCTCGCCGGCCACCGCGCACGTCAAGCCAGCAAGAGGCGAGACGATTCACCGAAGTACGCCATGGGCGAGGAGGGCGCGCTGCTCCGCGAAGCGTGGCGCGAGGGTTGGGACGAAGCCGATGAAGAGCGGAGGAGGGCGGCATGAGCATCCAGCAATCAGCGAAGCTGATCTCGAACGGCGATCAGCGCGTGGAGCGTCTGACCAAGCGCGAGGAGTTCGCCAAGGCGGCAATGCAGGGGATCGTCGGCAGCATCCAGAGCGAGGACGGCTACAACCGTCTGGCGCGGCACGCGGCCGTGAAAGACATGAAGGTCAGCGAGTGGATCGCGCACGAGTCGGTGAAGCAGGGCGACGCGCTGCTGACCGAATTGGAGAAGCAGCCATGACTGCAACCCCGATCCGATTCGAAGGCAAGGTGTTTGCCAGCGCCGCCGAGTTCTCGCGAGCCTATCCGGCTTATGCGCGCTGCTTGGATGCAATCCGCGACGGCGCCGAGACGATTGCCGAGGTGGAGCGGCGCGTCGCCGCCGGCAAGCAGAAGGCGATCGCCAGCACACGCGAGCGGGCGCAGCAGGCCTATGCGCTGAAGGCAGGTGCACGATGACGCTGCGCGTGGTGTTCGGGATCGACCCCGGCATGTCGGGCGCTGTTGCCGCACTGATCGATGGTGAGGCTGGGCCGATCATCGACATGCCGACGATGGCGGTCGGCAAGAAGCAGGAAGTGGATGCGCGTGCGATCGCGGTCTTCATCCGAGAGATCCGCAGCCAGCATCCCGGCGCGACATTCGCCGGCTGCGTGGAGCGGGTGCGCGCGATGCCGCCGAAGGACGGCCGGCAGGCCGGCGCGCAGTCGTCGATGAACTTCGGCGAGAGCTACGCCAAGGCGAAGGCGGTGCTCGAGGTGATGGGCATCCCCTTCAGCCTGGCCGAGCCGCAGAGCTGGAAGCGCCATTTCGGGCTGATCGGTCAGAACAAGGACGCATCGCGGCAGCTGGCTATCCGCCGGTTCCCGTCTGCCGCGGCGCAGCTGCAGCGAAAGAAGGACGACGGCCGCGCCGAAGCCCTGCTGCTGGCGCTGTGGCACGAGCAGAAGACGCAGCCAGGAGCCCTGGCTGCATGACCCTCAACCCGACCAACCTGAGCCGGCCGGAGGCGTATTACGAAAAACTGCTGCGCAAGCGCTACAGCGCCGCGGTGCGCAAGCGCGGCCTGTGCGCATTCTGCAGCTGCCGCGACCGCACGCTGGCGATCGTGCACTGCAAGGGCAACGAGAGCCGGCAGATGGGGATGTGCCAGGACGACGGCAGGCTGCCCCAGTTCCGGCTGGATGATGAAACGTTGGAGGAATTTCGCCATGCGGCGTAATGAAGATCCGCTGCTCGATGAGCTGCGCCGTTGGGGATACGCCCACGCAAACCGGTACACCCTGAGCCGCGCTGACCGCAGTCGGCACGTGCTTGAAAACGCCAAGGACTATGCACCCAAGACGGTGGAGCAGGCATTCTGCGAGCTGGTCGAGCGAGACGGTCGCCAGCGCCGGCGCTTCATGGCCGAACAGGCTGGACTGAAAGGGCTGGGCGAGATCCCGTCCTGGGCGGTCGATCCGATCCGGGCAAGGAACGACGCCGACAGGCCGCACGACAATCCGGAGGTTGCCGTCGACATCGGCATCCCCGACGACCTGCGCTGGATCGACCGCGCCCTGGCCTCGATGTCTCGGCAGTTCCCACTGCGCGTGCTGGTGGTGCGCACAGAGTTCACCATGGCGGCGAGCCAGGCGGTGAAGGCCAGGGTTGTGGCTGAGCAGTACCAAGGTTCGCTTTCGATCTGGCAGTACCGCCGGGAGCTGCAGCGCGGGATAGACTTCATGGGCGGCCGATTGGCGGCCTAGGGAGAGCAGCGGTGGCAGATTTCAGCTGGCTAAACAGACTGCCAATCGGCGATTGGCGAGTCGAGGGGGGACACGTCTCGCTTCTGATGAGGTTGGACAAGTTCTTAGAGCTCAGTGGCACCGACGCCGAGCACTATTTTTCGGAGTTTTGGGAGTGGGGTCCGGTCCAGCCTCAGGTGTACAAATGCGCGCGACGTAACTTTTCGAATGGAACGCCGGCGGTCTACATAATCCGACGTGAGTGGGAGCTGGCTGACTTCCAACCGAATCAAGATGCTTGACAAGTTGCACACTCAAATGACCTAATTCTGCAACTGTCAAAAACTCCCTCTCGAAAACCCGGCCAAGCGCCGGGTTTTTGCGTTTCTGCGGGTCCGGATCAGCCAAACGGGGGCTGATTCGGGGCAAGCACCGGAACCTGCCGGTGGCCCGCGCCAGTTCGCCCGATCCCCTCGCCAGATCAAGCAATGCGCCTCGCTGGACCGCGGGACGGGCACCTATTCGCGTTTGCTGCGCCGCCATCCGGCTGCGCGGCAGCCTGCCGGCATCGTCGTGAGACGCCCGGGAATCGGCTGTGTAAGGCAGCTGCCGGAGCCGTAACCGGCCAACTATTCAACCTGGAGATGTGACCATGCCGGTCATCACGCCTGAGCAAGCTGGTGGCCGCAATGTCGTGGCCTTTTTGGACATGCTCGCGCATTCCGAGGGCACGTCCACTAGCCCGGCCACGAAGAACGCCGGGTATGACGTCATCGTCACCGGCGCCGATCGCAAGCCGGAGATCTTCACCGACTATTCCCGGCATCCGTTCGCCAGTGGTCGGAAGTCCAAGGCGATCAACTCGAAGGGCCTGACCAGCAACGCGTCCGGCCGCTACCAGTTCATGCTCAAGGACTACGCGCACTACCGCGACCTGCTGAAGCTGCCGGACTTCGGCCCGCTCTCGCAGGACCGTTGGGCGCTGCAGCTGATCAAGGAGCGCCGCGCGATCGCCGACATCCAGGCCGGTCGCTTCGTTGAAGCGGTGGCCAAGGTCCGCAACCTGTGGGCAAGCCTGCCGGGCGCCGGCTACGGCCAGCCGGAGCACAAGATCGAAAAGCTCATCGCCGCGTATACGAAGGCAGGCGGCAAGGTCGGGAGCGCATGACGATGCCGGACCTGGACGATGCAGGCCTGCTGCAGGTCGAGCGCGAATCGCGCGACGAGGCGGTCGTGCTGCTGAAAGAGGTGTGGGGCCTGACGCAGCGCCCGCGCCGCGACGGTCACAACGTGATGCGGCTCGGCTACGGCCGAGCGATCGAGCTGCGCGACCAGAGTGAGCAGGTGGCCACCCTGGAGCTGACGGAGGATCTGATGGTCGCGCAGCACATGCTGCGCGGGCGCTTCTTCGAGCTGCTGACGGTCCACCCGGAGATGCGCCCCTCGCTGCCCTACATCATCGCGATCGCCGACATCATCGGCGCCGAGGCAGTGCGCGGCAGCAGCGAGCTATGGGCGGCGGCCCGCAAAGGTGACTGGGTGGAATTCGGCTCGATCATCCAGGAGTTCCGGTGGGACTACTTCAGCCTGTCCACCGACCGCGACAAACGGGCGGTGAGCCGTTTGGTCATGAAGCTGGTGATGGGAGCATCGGCGGGTTCGCCATGACCTTCATCACCAGGAATATGGGCACAGCCCGGCTGGGTATCGCGCTGATCGTCTTCCTGCTCTACGGCCTGGCCATCGCTGTGCTCGTCAATTCTGAGATCCCTGCGGGCAATAAAGACGTGCTCATGCTGCTCCTGGGCAATCTGGGGCCGTTGATGGGTGCCATCGGTGGCTACTACTACCGGGCGCAGCGAGAGGCTGGCTCCTGACATGGCCGACCACTGGGACCGCGGCTTGCCGCCTCCACGCGATCCACCCGGCTGGCTGATCGCCACCTTGTGCGGCCTGCTGCTGGCCGCGCTGGCATGGATCTGGATCACCTACACCAACACGAGGGTTTGAGATGGACGACAAGAGCATCGAGCAGGAAATCCAGGCCAAGGGCCTGACCGCGCCACGCGTGACGCCGATCGATATCGAGGCGGAGATCAGCGGCCAGTACTTCTTCACCGCCGAGGAAGGCGTGCAGGCCGCCGCGCACTGCAATCCGGAGGCTGTCGTAGCCGGGGTGCATGGTGAGCTGCGGCTGCTTACCTTCTGCGTCCTGCGGCTGCGCAATGGCTTCACTGTCACCGGTGAGTCGGCCTGCGCCAGCCCGGAGAACTTCGACCCTGATATCGGCCGCAAGATCGCTCGCCAGAACGCCGTGGCGAAGATCTGGCCGCTGCTGGGCTTCCGGCTGCGCGACAAGCTGGCCGGTTGAGCCATGAATCGCATAGCGATCGCCATCATCGCCGCACTCTTGTGGTCGGCCGCCATGATCGGCGCCGGCTGGGCCTGGCGCGGTGATAAGGCCGAGGCAGCCACCAGCGAGCAGAAGGCAGGGGCCGCCCTCGGCGCCCTGGAAGGTGAGCAGGCAGCTCGGGCGACCGAACACCAGCAGGCCGCATCCGCACAGCAAGCCGGCGACAAGGCCGCCACCCGAGAGGACAAGATCGATGCTGACTACGACGCGCGCATTGCGGCTGCTGTTGCTGGCCGTGACTCCGAGCTTGGCCGGGTTCGGCGGCTGTGGGCCGGTTGTGAAACCGACCGTCTGTCCGGTGGTGCCGCCGCTGCCGCAGAAGCTGCTGAACAAGACCGACTACGCGGGGCAAGCGCGGCGCGAGTTGTACGAGCCTGTGAGCTCGCCCAATCCGAGCGCGACGAAGCCGTTGACCGATATCAAGCCCTCAGACAACCAGCCGAGGTGATGCCGTGAGCCTGTCCTACTGGAATCCGGAAGCTGGCCGCAAGGGCAGCAATCCACCACCCAAGGGTGCCAGGCCTGCGCCACCGCCGAATCCTCCCAGAGCGCCCAGTCGGCGGTAGCGATCGACTCACCTGATCTCGGCCCGACCCGGAGGGCCAAACCCATGCCCAACAAGAAACCCAAGCCCGAGACGCGTGCATCGGCCAAGTTGACGCCCAGGATCCAGCGTTTCGTCGCCGAGTACCTGAAAGACCAGAACGCAGCCCAGGCGGCCATCCGCGCCGGGTACAGCGAGAAGACCGCCAAGCAACAGGGCTCGCGGTTGCTGAAGCTTCCTGCAGTCGCTGCAGCCGTGCGCGCGGGGCAGAAGCGGATGGCGGCCAAGGCCGAGGTGACCGTCGACAGCCTGATGGCTGAGCTTGAGCAGGCACGCCGCATGGCGCTGAAGGAGAAGCAGCTGAGCGCCGCGGTTACCGCGACCATGGGCAAGGGCAAGCTCGCCGGGCTGTTGGTCGAGAAGCGGCATCACACCGGCGCGATCGGCACCTACGACCTGAGCAAGATCACTGACGATGAACTCGACCGCCTTGAACAGATCCTCGGTCCGCTTGCCGACGCTGGCGGAGATCCGGGCGGAGCGGGCCAGGCGGGCAGCTGAGCGCGAGCGGCAGCGCATTGCCGAGGATGTCGAGGGGATCAGGGCGCGCTCGCAGTCGCTGGAGGGTTTCATCCGCGAGCACTGGCGGGTGCTGGAGCCGACCAGGCCGCTGAAGATCGGCTGGGCGCTGCGAGCGATGTGCCAGCACCTGGAGGCTGTCACCGAAGGGCGCATCCAGTTCCTGCTGATCACCGTGCCGCCCGGCATGATGAAGTCGCTGGTGCTGGTGTTCTGGACGGCGTGGGAATGGGGGCCGTGCGGTCGCCCGGACCTGCAGACGCTGGCCACCTCCTACAGCCAGCCGAACGTCCTGCGCGACAACCTCAAGCTGCGGCGCCTCATCGACAGCGCTCAGTACCAGGCCGCCTGGCCGATGAAGCTGCGCGGCGACCAGAACGCCAAGGGCAAGTTCGAGAACACCGGCAACGGCTTCAGCGAGGCTCGCCCCTTCAGCTCAATGACCGGCGGCCGCGGCGACCGGGTCAAGGTCGACGATCCGCACTCGACCGAAACCGCCGAAAGCGAGGCCGAGCGCAAGACCGCAGTCCGCATTTTCCGCGAGGGCATCACCGACCGCCTCAACGACATCACGTCGTCGGCCATGGTCATCATCATGCAGCGCCTGCACCAGCGGGATATTGCGGCGGTGGCGATGGAGCTGGACCTGGGCTTCGTCCACCTCAACCTCCCGATGGAGTTCGAAGAGGAGCGGATAGACAAGGACGGCAAGAAGACGGGCGGGCCGTGCCGGACGTACATCGACGGGGAGCTGTTCTTCGAGGATCCGCGCACGCAGGAAGGCGAGCTGCTGTTTCCGGAGCGCTTCCCGCGCGCCGAGGTCGATCGACTGAAGCGCGCGAAAGGCAGCTACGCATATGCCGGCCAGTACCAGCAGCGGCCGACGCCGCGCGATGGCGGCACGTTCAAGCGGGAATGGTTCGAGGTTGTGGAAGCAGCGCCGGCTATCTCGGCGGCGCGCAAGGTTCGGCGCTGGGACTTCGCGGCGACCGATCCGAAGGAGAAGACCAGCAGCGACCCGGACTACACGGTCGGCCTGCTGCTGGGGGAGGTCGCCGGCATCTACTACGTGCTCGATGTCGTCCGCGACCAGGTGTCGCCCGCCGGCGTGGAGCGGATGCTGACGAACACGGCCCGGCAGGACGGTCGGACGATCAAGGTGCGCATCCCGCAGGATCCCGGCGCCGCCGGCAAGTCGAATGCCGCGCACCAGGTCAAGCTGCTGGCGGGCTGGGATATCAAGGCTGCGCTCGAATCCGGATCGAAGGAGGTCCGAGCGACGCCGGTGGAAGCACAGGCCGAGGCCGGGAACATCAAGCTGGTGAGCGGCCCCTGGGTTGCGGCCTTCCTCGAGGAGATCGCCGAGTTCCCCAACGCCAAACACGACGACCAGGTGGACGCGCTCTCTGGCGCATTCGCTGAGCTGGTCACCGGCAGCACCTACAACCTTGGAAACGCACTCTGATGGGCAAGCTCGCACAATTTAAAGACGGGCTGGTCAATCTCGTGGCCAACCTGGGCACTGGGCGCGACAAGGCGGTGCACAGCCACTACGCGCTCGCGCCGCTGAGTGATTTGGACGCCAGCAACGCCTACCGCGGCACGTGGCTCGCTCGGAAGATCATCGACATCCCTGCGCTCGACGGCTGCCGCAACTGGCGGACGTGGAATGCCGATCAGACTCAGATAAGCGACCTCGAGGCGGAGGAGAAGCGCCTGGGCCTGCAGGTGAAGCTGCTGGAGGCGCACACCAAGGCGCGGCTGTTCGGTGGCGCTGCGATCTACATCGGCACCGGCGAGTCGGATGTCAGCAAGCCCCTGGACCCGGCGCGCTTGAGGAAGGAGGGCATCAAGCACCTCAACGTGCTGACCAAGCGCATCCTGACCGCAGGCGAGCTGGATCGCGACGCTGAGTCGCCAACCTTCGGTCGTCCTGCGTTCTACAGGCTCACCTCAGCCCGCGCCGGCCAGGTCGAGATTCATCCCTCGCGGCTGGTCATCCTGCACGGTGCCCATCGGCCGGATCCGGATATCGATCACGGTGACGGCTGGGGCGACTCGGTCCTGATGTCGATCAGCGACGCGGTAAAGCAGGCGGACGGCACGAGCGCCAACATCGCCAGCCTGGTATTCGAGGCGAAGGTCGATGTGTTGAACATCCCGAACCTTATGTCGCAGCTGGCAGATCCAGCGTATGAGGCGCAGCTGCTCCAGCGGCTTCAGCTCGCGGCGATGGCCAAGGGCATCAACGGCATGCTGGTGCTGGATGGGGAGGAGACGTACACGCAGAAGTCGGCGTCTTTTAGCGGATTGGTCGACGTGATGCTGGCTTTCCTGCAGCAGGTTTCGGGCGCGGCGGATATCCCGTTGACGCGTCTGCTGGGGCAGTCGCCCGGTGGCTTGAACAGCACCGGCGACAACGACATCCGCAACTACTACGACCGCATCAAGTCAGGCCAGGAACTCATCTACACGCCGGCCATGTCGGTGCTGGATGAGTGCCTGATCTACTCGGCGCTCGGCAGCCGACCGAAGGACGTGTTCTACAGCTGGCGCAGCCTGTGGCAGACCAGCGACACCGAGCGCGCCACCAACGGCAAGACCACGGCCGACACGATCAAGACCCTGGCCGACACCAAGCTCATTCCCGACGAGGTGCTGGCCGAGGTGGCGGTGAACATGCTGACCGAGGCGGGCGTAGCGCCTGGCCTGGAATCGGCGATGGACGACTTCATCAAGGCGAACCCCGACTGGCAGGAAGAGCAGGCCGAGGAAGAGATGGCGGCCGCCACGCTGGCCGCCGAGACGGCGCAGCAGGGCAGCGCGAAGCAGCAGTCGCAGCAGCAAGAGGAATGAACCATGGAGATCTTCGACAGCCTGACGCTCGACGCGTCGGGTCTTTCCTACACGCGTGACGGTTTCTTGGTCGGGGACGCAAAGGTCAGCCGGGCGGGCAACGTGCAGCACTACCTCGGTCGGGAGCTTGGCCTCACTGGCGACGAGGCGTCCGCTGTGTACGGCGTCTACCGCGACCCGAACACGGTGTTCGAGGAGGACAGCATGCGCTCGCTCGTCGGGCGCCCGGTCACCCGCGGCCATCCGCCGAACGGCGTTACCGCGGACAACTGGAAGGAACTGACGGTCGGCCAGGTAGGCGGCCGGGTCGTGCGCGATGGCGAGCATGTCGTGGCACCGATGGCAGTCATGGATGCAGCCGCGGCGAAGGAGGTGTCCGCCGGCGCTCGCTCGCTGTCCGCCGGCTACTCGGTGCAGGTCGTAGCTGACCAGGGCATCGCTCCCGACGGCACGCCCTACCAGTACCGCCAGGCCAGCCCACTGCGCTTCAACCACGTGGCCTACCTGCCAGACAACAACCCCCGGGCGGGCAACACCCGCATCGGGGACGCGCATTGGGGAACGCCCACTGCGGAAGAGCTTCGCATCGGGGATGGGCGCGCCCCCGGTGGAAAGGATCGCGCCGACAACCCAACGAGGAACAACACCATGAGCAACACCAACACCCGGACCGTCATGGTCGATGGGCTGCCGGTCGAATGCACCGACGCCAGCGCCATCGCCATCGACAAGCTGCAGCGCCAGCTCTCCGACTCCAACGCAGTTGCCGCGCGCCAGGCAACCGACCATACCGCAGCCCTCGCGGTGAAGGATGCGGAGATTGCCAAGCGCGACGCCGCGATCGACGACCTGAAGGGCAAGGTGCTGGACGCCGCTGCCCTGGATGCACGCGTGCAGGCGCGTGGTGACCTGCTGGCCACGGCCAAGTCGATCCACGACGCTGACTATCGCGGCAAGAGCGATGCGGACGTCCGCAAGGCGGCCGTCGTCGGCAAGCTCGGCGACGCCGCCATCGCCGGCAAGGGTGACGCCTACATCGAGGCGCGCTTCGACATCCTCGCGGACGGCGTTAAAGCCACCGACCCGGTGGCGCGTGCGCTGAGCGATGGCGCCACACGCATCTCCGCCAACGACGCCCAGTCTCTCGAAGACAAGGCCTACCAGCGCTCCCTGGACCGCTTCAACCGCAAGAAGGAGGCCTAATCATGCCCATGCTCCAGACCACTTGGGCCGAAAAGCCCTTGCCCGGCACCGCCGGTCGCCGCGCCAACTCGGAAGAGTGGAACACCATCACCCGCATTGCGCAGGTTGCCGGCATCGGGTTCGGCCACCCTGTACAGCGCGGCACTGCTGACGACCAGGCCAACAAGTTCACCACCGGCAAGTTCCTTGGCATCACCGAGCAGGACGTGACCGTGGTGGACGGCCCGGTCGACGCCGCTCAGGAATACCCGCTCGGTGCAAACCTGCCCATCTGTGACATGGGCACCATCTGGGCCAAGGCGAGCGGTGCGTGCACGGCCGGCGGCCTCGTCTACTGGGACGACGCCGCGAAGGGCTACAGCAACACCGCAAGCGGCACCCTCATCCCTGGCGCTGAGTTCGATAGCACCGCTGCCGCCAACGGCGTGGTGAAGATTCGTCTGCGCCGCACCCCCGCAGCTCCGGCCGCGTAATCAGGAGGAACACAATGGATATCCGTGATCAGGCGGCGGTGCTCAGCTTCGCTCGCCAGCAGTCGCACGTTCTCAACACGCAGGTGTACGAGATCGAATACGCCGAGATGGACTACGGTTCGCTCATCCCTATCAACACCAACATTCCCGAGTGGGCGGCGGGCATGGACACGCTGATCATGGACAAGGTCGGTGAGGCCAAGTTCCAGTCCACGTATGCCAAGGACATCCCGCTGGCCGATGTTAACCTCAACATCGTCACCAGCACCTTCGCGGAATACGCCGTGGGCTACCAGTGGAACATCGGCGAGGTGGGCAAGGCCCAGTTCTCCAACTTCCCGCTGACTGCGCGCCGCGCTGAAGCTGCACGCTTCGCCTCGGAAGTCTTTATCTGGGAATCGGCACTGATCGGCGCGCAGCTCAAGGGCTGGACGGGTCTCATCAACTCTGCGGCGGTTACACCGATTGCGGCCGCGGCCAACGGAACTGGCGCACCGAGCTCGGCATGGGTGTTGAACGACGGCACCGGCAACAAGACTCCCGAAGAGATCGTCGCGGACATCAACAACGCGGTGATCGGTCCGGTCAACGCCGGCAACGGCATCCTGACCTCGCTCCTGGCTGACACGGTGCTCCTGCCGCCCTTGGCCATGAAGTACATCGAGGAGACTCCGTACGGTGTCACCTCGCCGAACGAGACCATCGCCTCTTACGTCCAGACGCGCAACGCCTACACGCGGCGCACCGGTCGTCCACTGAACTTGCGCGAGCTTCCGGCGCTTTCGCGTGCCGCAACGGTCGGTGTTGCCGGCGGTGGTCGTCTGGTCGCCTACCGCAACACCGCCGACGTGCTGGAGCTACCGATGCCGATGGCGTATCGGTTCTGGCCGATCTACCAGGACGGCCCGTTTAACTTCGTGGTCCCGGGCATGGGCCGTATCGGGCAGCTGGATATCAAGAAGCCCGGTATCCGTTACCTGGACGGCATCACGCCGGTTCCGGCCGCCTGACCTGACGGGTGGCCCTGCTGAGCGCGGGGCCACCCCTGACAAGGAAACAGACGTGCACAAGATCAAAAACCACACCAACTCGCCGCACCATATTCAGCTTGCCGACGGATCCAAGGGCCGCCTGCCGGCGCGCGGTGAGGGTGAGTTCGACGTGGATCCCAAGATGCTGCCTTTCTATCAGCGGTGTGGGTTCCTCAAGCTCGAATCCGTAGTTCCACCGATGCTCTATGCCAGTGACAAATTGCCCGCCCTCATCCCGCTGACGGACGACGATGCGCACAACGTCCAGTTGGGCGACGTGGTTCGCCATGCATTCGAGGCTTCCAATCTGACTGCAGACGAGTGGAATGCTCTTCCGGAAGACCAGCGCGAAGCGCGGCTGCTGGGTTCGATCACGCAGATGAAGGCAGATCTGGCGACAAGCAGCGAAGGAATCGAGGGCTTGCCCGATAGGGATGCCGACAGCGACACCAACACCGGTGAATCCACGGGGGAGGGCACTGCGCCTGACGACAAGGATGCGCTGATTGCTGAACTTGCTGCGCTTGGTATCAAGAAGGATCGGCGGGCATCGGTCGAAGCGCTGCAGGCCGCCTTGAAGAACGTACAGGAGAAGAAGGCATGATCAAGATCACAAACACGTCTCGTGCGATGTTCCACTTCCCTGACGGAACCCCGCTCGAGCCAGGCGTGCCGACCACCGTGAAGGATTGGGAGGTGCACAGCAAAAACGCAGCCGTGCGCGCCTGGATCGACCAAGGCGTTCTGGCAGTCACCGATGCAACCGCGCCTGCTCCCGACGAGGATTGACCATGTACGGCACGCTGGCAGGAGCAGACGACTATCACCTGGCCCGGGGCAATTCCGCCTGGGCAGCAGGCAGCGAGGCTGCGCGCACGGCAGCCCTGGTGCGCGGGACCGACTACATCGACGGCCGGTACCGGGTGCTGCTGCTTTCGGGCCGGTGGCAGTCCATGTTCCCTGGCGTGCGTACCGCAGGGCGGGGCCAGCCCAACGAGTGGCCCCGCACCGGTGCAACCGACAACGCAGGCGCGCTCATCGGTCCGGAGGAGATCCCGGGCGAGGTGGAGCGGGCAACGTATGAGGCGGCACTGCGGGAGCTGGCCAGGCCGGGGAGCCTATCCCCCGACTTCGTGGCATCCGAGGCGGTGACCCGGGAGAAGGTGGGGCCGATCGAGGTGACCTACGCCGACAGCGGAGCTGCTGGGCAGCCTGCTAACCGGCCGCTGGTGCCGGCCATTGATGAGATCGTGGCGCCACTGCTGCGGATGCCAGCCATCGGCCCTGCGGTGTTCGTCGTATGAGCGCCTTCTATGACCGGCTGCAGGCCACGGCCACGCGCTTGATCGATCGCTACGGCTTCGCCGCCCAGCTGCAGCGCGCAGGTGCACCGACGGGACCGCCGCACAACCCGCAGCCGGGCCCAGCCACGCAGCACGACTGCAAGGTGGTGGAGCTGGAATACAGCCTCACCAATCGGGACGCCACCCTGGTGCTCAAGGGCGACAAGCTGGGATTGATCAGCACCGCGATCGATACGGTGCCCACCCTGAGCGACCGCATCGTGCTGGGTAACGATCTGTTTACCTTTATTGACCTGCAGCCTCTGTCCCCTGGTGGGCAGGTGCTGCTCTACGAATTCCATGCGAGACGCTGATGGCTGCTACGACCGCCCGCCAACTTGACCAGCTGGCGACGCGGCTGGAGCCGGCGATCCGCGATGCGTTCCTGCGTGCCATCCGTGAGGTGACCAATCAGACGGGCGTCCAGCTCATCACCGACCTACTGCAGGCCGGGCGGGTAGATGACGTGCTGACGGTCATGGGGCTGGACGAGCCGCGGTTTGCCGATCTGGCCGAGGCGTTGCGCAGCGCGTACAGCGCCGGCGGGCAGCAGGGCGTTTCGGAGATGCCCCGGATGCGCCTGTCGCTCGATCCGATCATCACCGGCAACTACCGCCCGAGGACAGCCGTGCAGTCGCCGGCGCTGCGCCCGAAGTTCGACCTGCGGAACCCAGCAGCGGAGCGGTGGCTGCGTGAGGCGTCGTCCAAGCTGGTCACCGGCATCGTCAACGACCAGCGGGAGCTGATACGCGGCGTACTGGTGCAGGGCATGACGGCGGGGCAGAACCCTCGGCAGAGCGCCCTGGACATCGTGGGACGCGTGGGCGCCAACGGCAGGCGCAGCGGCGGCATGGTCGGGCTGACGGCGCAGCAGGGCCAGTTCGTCATCAACATGCGGCAGCAGCTGGCCAGCGGCGACCCACGGGAAATGGCGAAGTACTTCAGGCGCCAGCGCAGGGACAAACGCCTGGACGGCATCGTCAAGCGCGCCATCGCCGCCGGCAAGCCGGTGTCGCAGGCCGACATCGACAAGATCGCAGGGCGCTATGCCGACCGGCTGCTGCAGCTGCGCGGCGAGATGATCGCCCGCACCGAATCGATCAGCAGCATGAACGCTGGGCGCGAAGAGGCCTACCGGCAGCAGATCGAATCGGGCGCGCTGGCTGCCGAGAACGTCATCGGCACTTGGTCGGACACCGGCGACAAGCGCACGCGACACACGCATAAGGCCATGAACGGGCAGCGGCGGATGTTCGGTGAGCCGTTCGAATCGCCCAGCGGCGCGCGGATGAACTACCCGGGAGACACAAGCCTCGGCGCCGGCGCAGACGAGATCGTCGGTTGCCGCTGCACGAAGCAGTACCGGATCGACATGACGGCAGAGGTGCTACGTGGCAAGCAAGTTCGGTGACCAGGTGCGGGCATTCGCGGAGAAGGCGAAGCAGCGGCAAGAGGCCATCTTTCGCGAGTCCGCGCAGGCGGTGATGGATCAAGCGAACACGCCCGAGGGCAGGGGCGGGCGCATGCCCGTGGATACCGGCTTCCTACGCAACTCGGCAGTGGCGTCGAAGGATGGCCCAGCCACATCAGAGGGCGGCGATCCCGCGCTTGTCTTCGCCGCCCTACAGCTGGGCGAGTCGGTGTGGGCCGGCTGGACCGCAGCCTATGCGCTGCGCATGGAACACGGCTTCAGCGGCAAGGACAGCCTGGGCAGGCAATACGAGCAGGCCGGCAAGGGCTTCATGCGCGCCGCCGCGCAGAACTGGGACTTCATCGTCGATGAGGTCACCGCGAAGGTGAAGGCACGCATCCCATGATCGACACCGAGATTTACGACGCCTTCGCGGGCCTGGTCGGTGCGTTCGCCGCGGCGCAGGGCTTGCCGTGCTCCTACCCGGGCCTGGCCTTCACCCCGCCGACGGCTGGCGCATGGCTGGAGCTGCAGTGGTTCCCGAACGAAACGCAGAACTACGGCATGGCCGATGATGGCCCGTCGCTGCTGCAGGGCTTCGGCCAGCTGTCAGCGTGCTACCGCCCCGGCGGCGGGATCATGGCCGGCACGCGCATCACCGATCAGATCATCGCCGCCTTCGCCAAGGGCACGACCTTCGCCGGCATGCGCGTGTACCGCATGCCCTGGACCTCAACCATCATCCAAGACCCGGAGCGGCACATGCACCCGGTCACCATCATGTGGCGCGGCTTCGTGTAGCAGCCGCCCAGCAGCAGTTCCCCAACCCCGCCCCGTGGCGGGTTTTTTTATGCCCAACGCGAGGAGATATCAGCAATGGCTGAGGCACAAACCAACAGCGGTTCCAAGCTCTACATCTGCGTCACGCCGCAGGACAACGACCTCACGGAGGCCCAGTTCAAGGCGTTGACCTATGTTCCTGTCGCAAAGGTCGGCAGCGTCGGCGAGCGTGGTCTGAATACCAACATCGTCACCTACGACACCTGGGACACCACGGTGGCCTTGAAGGGGAAGGGCATCTCGAACGCCGGCGATCCCGAGGTGGAGATGGCCCGCAATCTGGCGGACCCGGGACAGATCGCCATGCGCGCCGCAGGCCGTCCGAATGTCGCCAGCGCCTACGCATTCAAGGTCGAGCGCCCCAGCGGAGAAACCGAGTACATGCGCGGCCTGGTCGCCGGCCCACGCACGCCCGGCGGCCGCAATGAGGACTTCGTCCTGCACGTCTACTCGCTGGCCCTGAACCAGGAACCGATCGAGGTTCCGGCGCCCGTCACCCCGTAACCGAACAGCAGGGGATAGGGCGGCCGCCTGATAAGCCGGATCTGATCCGGCCGGCTTCCCCTGCTCCACCTCCCGGATCGATCGCAAAGGATCACCCATGACCGAATTGACCACCATCGTTGCCGCCGAGCGCGCCATCGACATCAAGCATCCCGCCACCGAGGCCCCTGTGGGCCTGCGCATCACGCTGCTGCCCGACAGCCACCAGAAGGTGCGCGCAGCCAGCCGCAAGGCACTGGACGACCGCCTGCAGGGCAAGGGCAAGGTCACTGCCGCCAAGATGGAGCAGGGCCGCACCGACATGCTGGTCGCCTCTGTGGGCGCCTGGGAGTGGCAGGGCGACCTCACATTCCATGGTGACAAGCCCGCGCTCACCGACGAATCCCTGCGCAAGGTACTGAAGGAGCTGCCCTGGATCGGCGACCAGCTGGAGGTGGAGCTGGGCAACCGCGCCGAGTTTTTTCGCAGCGCTGAAGACGCGGATCTCTGACGCCACGTATCTGACCGTCCGGTACGACATGCCGGACGCGAAGGGCGAGACGCGACGCGCGCGCAACACGCGCTTCGAGGAACCGACGCCGGACGTGGACATGCCGGAAGAAGCCGCGCACGTATGGGAATGGTTTTGGCTGCTCTCCGGCCGCCGTCGCAGCGGTCCCGAGGCCCTGTCCTACGCCGAGCTGAGTGCGTGGCAGCAGCTGGCATGCCGAGACGTGCTGCCGCAGGAGGTGGAGATGCTCATGGCGATGGACGACGCCTACCTGCGCGCCGTGCGCGAAGAACAAGCAGCGGCGCGCGAGCGGCCGCCCGAACCTGGCAACACCTGGAGCTGATTGATGGATATCGCCGAACTTGGCTTTAAGGTCGATTCGAGCGGCCTGGTCGAAAGCACCAGAGCGCTGGACCAGAACGCCGCCGCAGCCGACAAGGCCAGCGGATCGGCAGACCGGCTGGAGCGCTACTTCCAGTCCATGTCGCGCTCGATCGACCGCTCTGCGGTTGTGCTGGGCGACCGCCTGGGCGGCGCGCTGGATCGCATCGGCGCCGGTACCGGCACGGTCATTGCCGAGCTGCAGGGCATGAACCGCGCCCAGGCCGAGATCGTCAGCGCGCTGGTAGCGATGGAGAGCAGGCTGACCGGTACCGCTGCCGGCCTGCAGGCGTACAGCGCTGCGGGCAAGGACGCCGCCGCCGGTGCCACGGCAACCGCCAGCGCATCGGAGAAGCTGGAGCGTCAGCTGGCCGAGCAGGAGGCGCGCTATCGCAGCGTTGCGCAGCAGGCCATGGCGTATGCGCAGGCGCAGAGCACGGCCAACGTGTCGGACCGTGCACTGGCAGAGGCGGCGCGGGATTCGGCTGCCGGCATCGATCACCAGGCGGCGGCACTGGCCCGCGCTGGCACCGAGCAGGAGCGCATGGTCGCGCGGGCACGCGCACTGCAGGAGGCTGAGGCACGCACCACCAATCAGGCCAGGGAGGCGGCGCGTGCGGCAGAGGTGCAGGAGCTCAACCTCAAGCGCCTGCTCGCGCAGATCGATCCCACCGTGGCCGGCCTCAATCGCCTGGCCGAGATGGAGGAGCGGCTGGAGCGCGCCGGCGACCTCGGCCTCATCAAGCCGCAGGTGATGCAGCAGTACCAGGCGCAGATCGAGGCGAGCCGGCAGGCGCTGCTGAAGTCGAAGAACACCACCGAGCAGTACGGCATGACCGCGCGCCAGACCGCGGCGGCCATGCGCATGATCCCGGCGCAGATGACGGACATCGTCACCAGCATCGTGAGCGGGCAGCCGATCTGGATGGTGGCGATCCAGCAGGGCGGCCAGCTGAAGGACCAGCTCGGCGGCATCGGCCCCGCGGCGAAGGCCGTGTCCTCGTATGTGTTGGGCATGGTCAACCCGCTGACGCTATCCGCAGCAGGCGCGGTCGCGCTGGCGGTCGCGCTGAAGCAGAGCCAGGACGAGCTGTTCGACTTCCAGAAGAACCTGATCCTCACCGGTCGCAATGCGGATATCAGCGGCACGCAGTTCCGCGGCCTGGTGTCGGACCTGGACAAGCTCGCCGGTGTGACGCGCGGCGGCGCTGTGGACGCGCTCACCGCCGTTGCTGCATCCGGCCAGTTCGCCGGCAAGCAGTTCCTGATGGTCGCCGAGGCGGCTGCCCGCATGGAGTCATCCACCGGCCAGGCCAGCAGCAAGACCGTCGAGGCGTTCCAGCGTATCGCGCGTGATCCTGTGGATGCGTTGGTCGAGCTCAATAAGCAGGAGGGCTTCCTAACCGCGGCGCAGCTGCTGCGCATCCGCACGCTGCAGGATGAGGGCAACGAGCAGCAGGCTGTTGCTGAAGCGCTGCAGATCTACTACGAGCGCTCGATCAATGTCGCCAATCAGGCCGAGGCAGCAATGCCGAGCCTCGTAAAATGGTGGCGTGATGTAAAGGACGAGGTTGGTGGCGCGTGGGGCGAGGTGATGACCTTCAGCACGGAGCTGGAGAAGTTGGGCGGGAGGCTCAAGAACCTGCTCCCAGCGTCTGGCCTGCAGTTCGACATGCTCGCCACGCTTGCGTCGCCAAAGGCTCAGATGCAGCGCCTGAACTCATTGATCAGCGGAGGCCGCATGCCCACGCCGGTTTTCGAGGTGGAGGTAAATGGAGGCAAAGCGATTGAAGATCTGGCAAAGGTCTACCAAGAGCAGGATGTAGCGGCCAAGGCAGCATCGGAGGCGCTCACCACGCGATTGGCTGGGCTCGACCGTGAATCGGCCAAGCTCGCTGCCCGCAACAAGATCATTGAGCTTTACAACAAGCTGGAAGGCGCGCGCGATGCGAAGGGCAACCCCGATTCGCGGTTGTCCGACGGCTCCATGCAACGCCTCATCGCGCAATCCAACGCGCAGATCGATAAGCAGTTCAACCAGCGTGAGGGCATCGGAAGAAAGGACACGTCGTTCGCGACGCTGATCAATCAGATCAACCAGCAGACGGCTGCGATAGATGCTCAGGCGTTGTCGACGGACAAGCTGACTGCAGCAGAGAAGTTTGCCGAAAGGACACGGGCTGGGGATACGTACCGGAAAGCCACGAGGGCCGAAAAGGACCTGGTCGACGCGAAACTTGCTCACTTGGTGACGCAGGAGAAGATCAACGACGAATCGCTCCGCACTCAGCGCGAGCTGGCAGCGCAGGCAGCTCTCACCGAGCGACTAAAACAGCTTGAGAAGCAGCGACAGGAGCAGTCCAATGTCGATCTCATGGGCATCGGCCGCGGCGCCGACGCCACCCAAATGCTGCAGCGTCAGTTGGAGATTCAGCGCGAGTACTTGCGCGAGCGGGAGAAGCTCGAAAAGGCACAGCTGGACAAGAACACTGCGCTAAGCCCCGGTGCGTACAACTCCCAAATCGCGGAACTGGATGGGAGTCTCGCGCGCTCGCTCGACATTGAGCGCGAATACCAGCAGCAGCGCATGCAGTTGCTCGGTGATTGGCGCAGTGGCTTCACCCGCGTGTGGGAGGACTACGTCTTCGCCGCGCAGAACGCATCGGAGCAGGCGGGGTCGTTCTTCGCCAACAGCCTGAGTTCGTGGGAGGACGCCTTTGTGCAGTTTGCGCAAACCGGCAAGTTCTCTTTCAGCAGCCTGGTGGACTCGATGATTGCCGACCTCGCGCGCTATGCCGCGAAGCAGGCAGCGGTCGGTCTTCTCGGCACCGTCATGGGCGGGCTGACTGGCGGCGGTGCAGGTGGATCGTGGACCGGTACTTCGGCAGGCGCCGGCAGCAACCTCAACTTCGGCAGCAATGCCGGGTCGTTTGCCGGCGGTGGCTGGATGAGCTTCGGCGGCGGCCGCGCGAATGGTGGTCCGGTTGCGCCGCGCTCGCTGTACGAGGTGGGCGAAGGCGGGGATCCGGAGCTGTTCCAGCAGGGAGGCCGCAGCTACCTGATTCCGGGGAACCGCGGCCAGGTGGTGCCGGCAGCGCCGATGGCTTCGGGAGGCGGCAGCTCTGCGAGCCCCGAGACAAAGATCGAGATCAACAATTACGGAGGTGGGCAGGTGCAGACGCGAGAGCAGCGGACAACGACGCCTGACGGCAGAGAGCTACGGAAACTCGTCGTCGACATCATCGCTGATGACATGGGAAGCGGTGGACGAACGGCCGTCGCTGCGAAGTCTCGGTTCGGACTTAGGGAGCAGCGCTGATGGCCAGTCTCCCCGTAGGGGTGCGGCTGCTTGCGACCGATCTCGGCGAAGAGCCAGATCCGTCCGTGCAGCGCACCGAGATGGAACGTGGGCCGGCCAAGCAGGCAATCATCAACACGCGCGTCATGGTGGACCTGCCGGTCACCATGGTGTTCCTGACGGCCGAATCGATGACCGCGTTCGACGACTTCTACTTCGACGAAATCGGCCGTGTCGGCTACTTCGACATGGTGCACCCGCGGACGCGTAAGCAGATCTCGGCACGCTTCAAGGGTGGTGCCGTTGGCCGCCTGCAGTCCGCCAACGCCGAGTTCACCCAGGGCACGCGTCAGGCTGTTCTGGAGTTCCGCCGATGAGCAATTTCCTTGAACGCCGGCAGCGCGTGACGGATCCGGACGGGCCGCTGGAGCTGCTGGAGATGACGGCGCCATCCATGGGCGCCGTGTTGCGCATCGCCAACGACACGGAGGATTGGGTAAGCAATGGCAACACGTATATGGGGTATCCATTCCGCTTTGCGCCGCCGGCCGAATCAGCTGGCGAGACGCCTCGGGCGCAGCTCGAGGTGGACAACGTGGGCCGCGGCATCACCGACGATCTGGAGCGCGTGCAGCCCAATGAGGTAGTGATGTGCCGCGTCCTGATCACCGACCGTACCCAGCCCGACGTTATTGCTCGGCGGTTCTACCTGCCAATGACGAGGGTGCGTGCTGCCGGCCCGCTGATCACCGCGCAGATCGGCGCGGACTTCTTCATGCGGCAGCAAGCAGTGAAGCTCCGCGCCAACCCGCACACGCTGCCGGGGATTTTCTGATGCGCGCCAGCGAGGTTGAGCGGTTCCTCAACATCCCGTACGACGCCGACAGCTACGACTGCGCAGACCTCGTGGTGCAGGTACAGCGTGAGCTGTTCGGTCGCGAGGTGCAGATGCCGGCGCGGCGCCCGCGCGGTGCCGCCGGGCAGGCGGCCCTTGGCGAGCTGTCGCGCTCCTATGCGGTGCCGACAGCTGCACCGGTCGACGGCGACATGGTGCTGATGTTCGACAAGGGCCAGAGCCGGCCTGGGCACGTCGGCATCTTCTTCTACCTGGCCCATGAGGGTTGGGTGCTTCACACAACCAGCGCGCTCGGCAGCAGCTGGCTGCATCGGGCGCGCGAGCTGCCGGACTTCGGCGCAAGGATCGAGGGGTATTACACATGGGTCTGATGACCACGCCTGCGAATGATGGCCAGCTGGTTCTGACGCCGCACCCGGTTACCCTGGAAGGGCAGCGCCATATTGCGATGGACCTTCAGCCGGGCGAGCGCCTGTGCGAGTTCCTGCACCGGCACGTAATTGACCTGGACCAGGGCGACTGGTCGGTGTCGATTGGCGGGCGCGTCGTGCCGCGGCACCTATGGGCCTATGTCTTTCCGAAGGATGGCCAGGTCATCGAGGTGCGCGGCGCGGTCGGCAGAAGCGCGCTGTACATCGTGGCGATGGTTGCGCTGACCTATTTCACCTTCGGTATCGCCGGTGCGGGCGGTGCCGTGGCGGGCGCCTGGGGCGGCTTAGCCGCGTCTGCGGTTTTCGTGGCCGGCTCGCTGGTGATCAACAAGGTGCTGGGTCCGAAGGTCGAGAGTCCGACCGGCCCGAGTACCGCCGGCACGGTTTACAGCCTGGCAGCGCCGCGCAACCGTCTGCGCCCCAATGAGCCGGTGGGCCTGCTGTTCGGCCGCATGCTGATCGCCCCCGACTTCGCCAGCAAGCCCTACACCTTCTACGAGGGCGACGATCAGTACATCGGCATGGTGCTCACGCCGGGCATCGGCGTTGGCCGCGTGGGCGCCTTCACCAATGCAGGCACGCAGCTGTCCAGCTATGAGGGCGTGAGCGTTTACCACTCCGGCTATAGCCAGATGCCGGATGAAACCATCCCGCTTTACAGCAATGTGGACACCACCGACGGCGGCGAGCTACCGGATACGGCCGACTTCGTCACCCGCACCACCAGCGCCGACACCGTGCGCATCCAGATCAACCTGGAGTACGTGCTGGGCGGCGTGGGCACCTCGGGCAAGACCTACAACGTCTCCGAAACCGTGCAGGTCCAATACGCGCCGGCCGGCACCGGCATCTGGGCCACGCTGGTCACGCAGACGTTCACCGGCGACAAGCTGGACGTCAGCAAGCGCGCCACGGTGTCGGCGGATGTGGCCAAGGGCCAGTACGACGTGCGCGTGCGCATCCTGGGGCAGGGCAACTACGAGGGCGACAACACCCAGCGCAACGACTTCCAGTGGTCGACGATGGGCAGCGTGCAGGCGGACACCGCTACCTATGCCGGCTTGGCGCGCACCGGCATCTTGATGAAGGCCACCGGCCAGCTCAATGGCCAGCCCGATGAGTTGCTGGCCGAGCACATCGCCGAGCCGATCCCGGTTTGGCGCGATGGCAGCTGGGTGGCGGAAGAGTCAAGCAACCCAGGCGCGCACATCCTCAAGTACGTGCGCGGCTATTACGACCATAACGGCAAGCTCATCGCCGGCATGGGCAAGAGCGACGAGGAGATCGACATCGAGTCGCTACAGGGCTTCATGGGTCACTGCGAGGCGAACGGCTACACCTACGACTACTTGCTCACCGAAGAGCGCAACCACGACGAGGTGCTGCAGGCGATCGCTCTGGTTGGCATGGGCCAGACGACTTGGGCCGGCGGTCGCCTTTCGGTGGTGTGGGCAGCGGACGAGCAGCCGCTCTCCGGCGTGGTCAACATGGCCGAGATGAAGAAGGGCAGCTTCAGCGTGGACTACACGCTGGCCAGCTCTGCCGACGGGATCGAGTACAGCTACTTCGACAGCACGACCAAGAAGGTCGAAATGCTGCGCGTGCCGGCACCTGGCATCAAGGTCGAAGATATGCTCAGCCCTGCGCGGCTCACCGGTGAGGGCATCAGTCGAGAGGCACATGCGGCCGAGATGGCGCGCTACCACCTCGCGCAGAGCCTGTTCCAGTACAAGGACATCGGCTTCGCCCAGGATCTGCAGTACCTGTCCTATCGCCGCATGTCGATGCTATCGATCTCGCACGATCTCACGCAGTGGGGCTTCGGCGGGCGCATCGTCGCGGCAGAGCGGAGCGCGCTGCTGGGCACGGTCACGCTGACGCTGGACGAGCCAGTGCCACCGCCGGACGCGCGCAGCGCTTTCATCGGCCTGCGTATTCCGGGCGAGGCGGTCTACCGTACGTTCCGCGTGCGGGGCTTTACCGAACCAACCGACACCATCCAACTGGTCGAGGAATGGCCGGAAGATGCGCCGCTGCCTGGCGAAGCCTATGCGGACTCGATGGTAAAGAGTGGCTGGCAGGACAATCCCGCACACGACACGATCTGGATCTACGACTTCAAGGCCACGCCGGGCCTGCGCGCGCGCGTGGTGGTGATCCAGCCGGAGAGCGATCTCAAGGGCGCGAGCATCAACGTAGTACCGGAATCGAAAGAGTTCTGGATTTTCGTCAAGACCGGCCAGTACATCCGGCCGGAGAGCGGCTCGTCGCTGGCCACGCGTCCTATCCTCAGCAACCTGGCGATCAATGAGGACCAGATCACCACCGGTGACGTCACGGCGACGGACCTGGTGGCCACCTTCGATATCACCGGCCCCTTCGATCACGCGGTGGTCTATGCCTCGGCGTCAGACGGCAACGGCGAGCTGCAGGAAGTGGCGCAGACGCGCACCCGCACGGCGCGGTGGCGGATCCCGCGCGCCGGCACCTACACGATCAACGTGCGCCCGTTCGGCCCGGAGGGCCAGATGGGTATCGGTGCCTCGCTGATCTTCACGACCATCGGCGCCGACGCACCGCCGGTCAATTACGACCTGTTCGACGTGGAGGAGATCTCTGGCGGCATCCGGCGCTACACCTGGGGCTTCTGGAACGACACCATCCGCTCCGCCAACCTTGCCGGCGCGGAGATCCGCTATGCCCAGGCACCGGAGCAGGGCGCGCCGGTGCCAGCGTGGGATGCCATGACGCCGGTTGGTGACGGCGGCTACCACACCGGTGCGTTCGACTCGCCCATCCCGGCCTCGGGCAAGTGGACGTTCGCCATCCGCGCCCGTAACACCAACGGCACGCTGTCGGTGGCGGCCAAGTACGTCACCAAGTCGCTCGGCAAGAACCTGGGCGAGCTGCAGGAGGAAATGAGGCAGGCGATCGACCAGACCACCGAAGAGGTCCGGCAGGGCTTCCTGGAAGCTGCGGCGCGCGACCGCCAGATCGCCGAGGCCGCCCTGGCGGCAGCCAACAAGGCACGTGAGGACGCGATCGCACATGCGGACGCGCTCAATGCCACCCTGGGCGACCTGGTCAACGCTGACGAATGGAACGCGGCCTCGCAGTATCCGAAGGGCGACTTCGTGCGTCACGACGGGCGGCTGTACCGGGCGCGGGTGCCAAACTCCGGCGTAGTGCCAGCGGGCAACGACGCCATGTGGCAGAACGTCGGCAACTACGCGAGCGCGGGCGAGGCCATGGCCGCCGCAGTCGATATGGCAACGCAGACGGCGAACGACCTGGCGGCCGAGGTCACCCGGCTATCAGCGGTGTATGCCCGGCTACCTGCGGGCGACGGGCAGCTGGCTCCATCCGCATGGGTTTCTGAGGGATTCGCGGCACTGACCAACGCCGACACTGCGCTAGGCCGGCGCGTCGGAACTGTAGAGGCCCGCATGCCTGCCGGTAACGGCGCCCTGGAGACGGCGGCAAGAGTCACGGCAGTGGATGAGGCGGCGGTCCGACGCAATGAGGCGATGGCGCAGCGGGTCGGCGTGGTAGAGGGGCGCATGCCGGCCGGAAGCGGCGGGCTTGCGACCTCCGCGAGCGTCACTTCTGTGGAGCAGGCCAGTGTTACCCGTGACCAGGCGCTGGGGCAGCGGATCGACTCAACCAACGCCGCGGTTGCTGGCAAAGCAGAGACCGCGGCGCTCAACGCGCTGAGCTCGCAGGTGCAGCAGGTGGGCAATCAGGCCAACGCCACCAGCACCGCAGTCACGGCCGTGGTGGCGAAGACCAACATCAACGCCAACATGCTGAAGAATCCCACCTTTGCCCGAGGGTCTTCCAGCTGGGTGCTACCTGCGGGAGCGGTCCTGTTCAATAACGCGTTGAACGGTCCCTATCTGGTGATGCCTGCCACGTCTGGCGGGGCCGCGGCAGAGCAGTTTGTAAACGACACGCCGGCCGGCATCTACACATTGTCCGGAGACATCCTAAAAACCAACGGCAATGGGGTTGCGAGACTGGAGATTGGCGCCTACAACGCGTCGGGCTTGATCGGAGCCGTGTCTGTTGCTGCCGATTCTGGCAGCTGGCTTGTCTGGAAAAGATTTCAAATAAGCGTGAACGCACCTTCGGGCACGACTCGGCTATTGGTGCGGCTGATCGTCGAAGGAACACCGGGTCCAACGTACTTCAGGCAGCTCAAGGTGGAGCCGGGGCTGGTCGCTACGTTGTGGACCGATGACACCTCTGTCTTGGAGCAGGCGTCCGTCACGCAATCGTTGGAAGCACGGATGACGGTCAACGAAAACGGGTTCGCGAGCTACTCCGCTTCTTACACGTTGGCACTGGACGTAAACAACCGCGTGGCCGGCTGGCGCTCCTTGAACAATGGAACAAGTGCCACCCTGGATTTCGCATTCGACAAAGTGAGATTTGTCGGTGTGGACGCCGGGCAGGGACGTAGTGAGATCGTCAACGGCAAGATTTACTGCTATGCGCCCAACGGCGTACAGGTGATCGCCCTGGGACCAGGCGTATGACGACGTTTCTGCGCGTTCGAGATGAGGTGACCAATGCGGTGTTGCTGGAAGTGACGGACCAGCCCGACTCGGATCTGCTTACGCAGCACATGGGAGCGATCGGCATCGCCAGCGGGTCCAATGGATCGGTGGCGGTGCCAATTACCGGCAGTGCGAACCAGCTGTATTACTGGTTTGTCGCCGATAGCGGCTCGGGCACCACGTTGCTGCCGGTCCTCAGCGACAACGGGAATGCGATCCGCTGGAGTTCCCCCGACTCGGCGAACCAGCCGCGCGCCGGCGGAACGTTGTACTACGGGAGGTTTTGATGGCATTCGCGCGGATCAACGCCGGCCCAAATCGCGTTGCGATCTCGGAGGATTGGAAGAATTTGGCGCTAGCATCGAAGCAGACGATCAACCCAACAGGCTCCGGCGTTTTGAAGACATGGAGCCTGACGATCGGCGGCACCAATCCGGTGCTCGCATTTCTCGGCGAGAACAACGCCGCGCTGATGCAACGGACGCAGAGCGGCAGCAACTTCACCTTTACGGGCTTCACGACTGGCGGAAGTTTTACAGCGTACGTCTTCGACGAGCCCACTTTCGGGCGGCGCGACTACCTTGTCATTCGCAATCCAGCGAACAATCAGGTCGTTTTCGACGCGACTCTCAAATACATGCGGGTGCGCGGACTACTGCAGGGCAATGCCAACCAAGGTGGTTCAATCACGCTGCCGGCGGGACGCACGTATGCGTCGCTTGCCGGATCAGCAGGCAACGCCATCGTGGCCGCCGGTGGTGTTGTCGGCGGTGGGCCGCAATGGTTAGTGAGCGTCGTGTGGCGAAGGGGGGTGGTCAATATCAACGCCAACGTTGCCAGCATTAGTGCGATCAACACGGGTGAATTTTCACAGACTGGCGCGAATGGCACCCCATTCCCTGCTCCTGGCCAATACGGCCAGGCCTGGGTACGCGCTCCCATCCTCGACGTCACTGGATACTGAAATGGTCATCAACGAGAACACAACCTTCGGCACACAGACCCGGATCGTGTCGCCGCGCATCGAGATCCGGTGGGACCCGACCACCAATGACGGACCTGTCGAGTTCCACCTCGAGCAGATGACCACCAAGCCACACCCCGACGGCTGGACCCAGACGCTGGAGCGTTTCTTCCTGCTCGTGCTGACCGTGCAGATCAGCGACCTGATTGGCCGCAGCTACGACATCACCGCACCAGCAACGACCGAGCCAGACCCGGCGACAGGCGAATTGATCAAGGTGCCCGGCGACACGGTGACCGAACCCGGCGTGCATCTGCTGCTGGGCATCAAGGCGGCCACGCGCGCCGCCTACGATTCCAACGTCGCCGCGCCTGACGCAGATGCTGACCCGATTGCGCGGCAGATCACCATCGTCTGGAACCCGACCAACGACACCGGCACCGTTACGTTTCAGGTCGAAGACCGCGGCACCGCCTTGGGCGTGCTGGCGGCGCCTATCGCCGACCTGATCGCGCCGACATATGCCATCCGTTACCCGGACGCCGCGACCACTCAGCAGCTTCAGGGGTGGAAGCTGCAGGAGCTGATTAAGGCGGCAACCAACCGTGCAATCGCCGCCAGCCTGTCCGCCATCGATGCGGCAGCGGCGTGAGGCGAATCAGAAGCCGGAGGCCGCAACCTCGCGGACGCCGCTACGGTCCTGGAACTTGATGCTCCAGGGAGTGACCAGGTAGCCGGGGCGGAACCGGTTGGCGATCGAGAAATGATCGGCGCGCGCATCCTTGGCGATGCCGTTGACCAGGACGTATGGGGCCGCCGTCTTCGGGACCTCGCACCAATCCTGCCGCCCATCGGTCTTGAGCGTCAGGCTATACGGCCCCGCGCCCAGGATCTCGCCGCAGACAACTGACCTGTTGCTCACCGAGGCTGCGCAGGCGCGCGGCGCGATCCGAGTGACGAAGGCGTCCAGCGTCTCGCCGGTGACCGACGTCTCCTGATACAGCTGGGCGGCGTGGCCGAACTGGCTGGGTTCGCCGGCGGCGGCAGGAAGGGCGACGCCAAGAAGCGCCGCGGCGGCGGTGATCAGCAGTGCGTGCATTGGGTTCTCCGAATGTGCTGCGCCGGTCGCTGCCGGCGGCGCGAGGTCATCTCGGCGCAACGCCAAGATGCTTGGCCCGCACATGCAAAAAAACGTTCATTTGAGCTATGCCTGCACGCCGCGCGCGGTCGGAGAAATCCGACGCGGCTGTGGGGGCCACGCCGATGTCGGAAATCCGACATCGCTGCCAATATGCAGCTGCCGGACCCGGGACCGCTGGTCGCTCAACCCGGGGGCGCCTGAGCAGCGCCCAGCCGGCACCCTAGACGTAACCCTCAAGCTCGTCGTGTGTAAGTACGCCCAGACGATGACCCCAGGATGTGACCAACTCGACGATCACGGCCGCCTCGCCAGGGAAGGCAAACAGCAGCTCCGCCTCGAACTGGTTGAGGACTTCAAGCGGTTCGGACGTGGCCGCCAGGCGCTGCTGCAGCTGTTCGAAAAGGCTGGGGGTGGTGGTGTCCATGCCAGCAGTCTACGGCCACCCGTCTCATGCCCTGAGACGGTGCTGCCGATACTGCAGGCATGGACAGATCCGAGCTTCGAACCCACCTCGACAACCTGGACGCGGCCGTCCCGTCATTGCTAGCTAACAGCCCCGACCGTTGCCACTTCTGGCAAGCGTTCGCCGGCATGGCGGACATCGTCGGCGACGGCGCCGTCACGGGGGAGGATGCCCAATTCGTCTCCCGGCGGCTCGATGAGATCCTGGCCTGGCATGGCCTGGAGAACAGCGACCGCGACTGCTGAGGGTCCGCCATGTGCTACTCCGCTGAGATCCAGGCCGACTACCGAAAGCTGGTGCGCAACTTCGGGGCGATCATGTCGATCGAGGAGTTTTCCAAGCTGTGGCTGCGGCAGGGTGAGGCGGAGAAGCGGCCCAAGACCCCGAAGGCAATGGACGATGCATTTCGCGCGGGCGGGGAGGGCGGCGTGGCCGCGATCGCCGCAGAGCTTGCCGTATGGGACGCCGAGGACAGTCAGGCCCTGGAGCAGGAACTGTTCAAGCAGGCCCGACGCCTGGCAGATGCAGAGCGGGTGCTGGCCAGCGCCAAGCCGACCAAGAAGGCGGCGAACGACCAGCGCATCGCCACGACCAAGATCGAGCAGATCAAGGGCCGCATCGCTGACCTGCAGCGGACCGAACCGAAGGCGCGGGATTACCGCATCTTCCCCGGCTACTACGCGCCGGTGATCATCTCCGAGGGCGGCCAGCGCGTCATCAAGCCGATGCGCTACCAGTGCCGTCCGGCCGGGAAGCCGCCGATCTACGACACGAAATACCCGGGTACCTACAATGCCCGCCGGGACAGCCTTCAGGGGTTCTGGCGCGAGCAGTTCGGCTACACCCACGGCCTGCTGGTTGTCGGCCGCTTCTACGAGAACGTGGAAGGGCCGGACGGCAAGAATCGCGTGGTGCAGTTCCAACCCAGCGATCGCGAGCCGATGCTGGTGGCCTGCCTATGGTCGCGCTGGACGGATCCGAGCGGCGAGCAGCCTGATCTGCTGAGCTTCGCCGCGATCACCGACGAGCCGGAGCCCGAGGTGGCCGCTGTGGGGCACGACCGGACCATCATCAACATCAAGCCCGAGCACGTCGACGCCTGGCTCAACCCGGATCCCGCCAACCTTCAGGCATTGCAGGCCATCTTCGACGACAAGCGGCATCCGTTCTATGAGCATCGGCTCGCCGCATGACCCATCCACAACCACAACAGGAATAGCGGGCTATGCCGTCACGATCTGCACACCGCGCAGCTTTACAGCGCTCCAAAGAGCCCAGCGTCATTGCTCCCGAAGGCCTAACGCTGCCGGATCTGCCTGCTGGCATGAACTGGCACAATCCGATCGTCGGCCATGAAATCGATAGGGACGACTGGGAAATACTGCGCGTGGGTCCGGGAGGTGCAGATGTCCTCGCAAGAGTTAGGCGCAACGGCGCGGGTGACGCCGATGTGTCGCTGAAGACCGTGGGAAGCCCAGTGATTCTGCCAGCGGTTAAGCTGCCGATCGCTCAGGCTTTCGAGGTGGCGGCCGAGTTTGCGTGCGACTCATCCAATTAGTTCGCCCGGCCCGAGCGCGCAACAGGCAGCTGGAAGCCGTCACGATACCTTCTAGCAAACGTGCGGATGCTGACGTTTGTGAGTTTGGACCAGTTCAGTGGCCAAGCGACACGACCGCGGGGCACGGGCCGAGCTTGCGTTGTCTGTGTAATCGACTATACATAGCAGACGGTCTCGAAGGTACTTATGGCAAACGAAAATCTCATCCCTGATGATCCGGCTGCATATCACATTACGGATATCGAGAACCTGCCCGCCATCATTCAGACCGGCGCGCTGTACTCGGATGGATATCTGGCTCGCAACGGTCACGAGCCTACTGTGGTTGGATACTCGCACATCAAGCAAAGGCGGCTTGAGGTATGTAGAGTGAGCTGTGCTCAAGGTCAGGCCTTCGTGGGAGAGTTCGTGCCGTTCTACTACTGCCCAAGGTCAGTGATGCTGTACACCATAAACAAAGGAAAAACAGGGCGTCCTGAAGGTTGTCAAGAGACTATTTTGCATCTTGTGACTAGAAGCTCTGCTCTCATGAACCTTGGACGGGAATGGGCTATTAGCGACGGGAATGCTTCAGCTGCTCATGCATTGTTTTACAATAGCAAAGCTGGCTTTAAGCAGCTAAATTGGGCAGCGATAAAGGCGACCTCTTGGAGTGGGCAGCAACACCAAAAGGCAGCTGAATTTTTAGTTAGAGATCTGGTGCCGTGGGAAGCGTTTATAGGTATAGGTTGTCAAAACAAATCGATAGCATCGAAGGTTGGAAAAATCATAGAAGTTGGTCGGCATTCTCATCGGCCTGAAGTTAAAGTTCTTCCGAATTGGTATTACTAATGATTACAATCGCGACAGGCAACCTCCTAAAGGCAAACGTTGATGCGCTTGTCAATACCGTCAACACGGAAGGAGTGATGGGCAAGGGCATTGCTCTTCAATTCAAGCGCGCGTATCCAAAAATGTATGATCATTACAGGGCGGCTTGCGACTTGGGTCAAATGCAGCTCGGTAAAATGCAAGTTGTCGAACTTGGCGAGTTGGGCGGCGGGCCGCGATTTGTCATTAATTTCCCAACGAAAAAACACTGGAAATCGAAGAGCAAGATCGAGGACATCAAGAATGGCCTTGTAGATTTGGTGGACGTGATTAGGCGCTACGAATTGAAATCTATCGCCGTTCCGCCGCTCGGATGTGGATATGGCGGGCTGGCATGGAGCGATGTTCGCCCCTTGATAGAGCGCGCCTTGGGGCATCTTGAAAACGTTCGTGTTGAGCTCTTTTCTCCAGATGGGGCTCCTCCTGCAGAAGACATGCCGAACCGTACTATCAAGAAGCCGCTTACGCCAGGTGGTGCTGCGGTAGTGGCTCTAGTCGACAAATATAGATCAGCTTTGCTGGACCCGATGGTGCGTCTGGTAGAAGTGCATAAACTGATGTACTTTCTTGAGCAAGCTGGTGAGCCATTGAGGCTCAAATATACGAAAGGAACGTACGGCCCCTATTCCAATAATCTACGCTTTGTCCTCAATAAGCTTGAAGGGCACTATCTTCAAGGATTTGGGGATGGTGATGAAACTCCGCTAAAGCAAATAGAATTGATTCCCGGCTCTGCGGAGGAGGCCTCCAGTTTTCTCTCTGGTAGGTTGGCTACCGAAGAAAGAATGGAAAGGGTGGCTGCATTGATAGAGGGCTATGAAGACCCTTTTGGTCTTGAGTTGCTGGGCTCGGTGCACTGGGTCATGATGCAATCGCCTCTTGCTGCTGAGTCGGCCGAGGTGGCTGTTAAAGAGGTTTGGTCTTGGAATAATAGAAAAGCTCGCCTTATGAAGACTGAGCATATTGAGCGTGCTTGGGAAAGGCTTAAGCATTTTAAATGGGATACAGAGGCTGCAAGCGTCGTTCATTGAAAGATGGGTGCGGGTAGGTGGTGCGTGAGGTGGCAGCGAGAGGCCACCAAAGATGCTACGCACCTTTCATCGGCTGAAATCCCGCCCAGCATGATTGGTGCTGCCGACTTGGTTAATGCGTAATTCGTCAAGGTAGTCAGCCCATCGCTGCATCATGCGCACACGTTCGGTCAGATGGGTGGTGCGGTTGTAGGCGCGGCCATTGGGATCCTTCACCGCATGCGCTAACTGGTGCTCGATGATGTCCGGCCGAAAGCCCAGGATCTCGTCAAGGATCGTGCGGGCCGTAGCGCGGAAGCCGTGGCCGGTCACCGTGCCCACCTCGTAGCCCATGCGGCGCAGAGCTGCGTTCACCGCGTTGTCTGACATCGGCCGCAGCTTCGTCCTGGTGCTGGGGAAAAGGTAGCGGCCGGCGCCGGTGAGCCGCTGCAGGTCAGCCAGGACAGTCAGCGCCTGGCGTGAGAGCGGCACGACGTGCGGCTGCCGCATCTTCATCTTCTCGGCGGGGATGTTCCACCGGGCGGCCTCAATGTCGAATTCCGACCACTCGGCCTGCCGTAGCTCGCCAGGACGAACGAACAGCAGCGGAGCGAGCACCAGCGCGCAGCGCGTGACATGGCTGCCCTTGTAGCCGTCCATGGCGCTTAGGAGCGGCCCCAGCTCGTCCGGATCGGTCACTGCCGGCAGATGGCGCTCGGGCGTTGGCTTCAGCGCGCCCCGCAGGTCAGCGACGGGGTTGCGGCTGGCGCGCCCGGTGGCGATGGCGTAGCGCATGACCTGGCCGCAGTTCTGCATGATCCGATGCGCCGACTCGAAGGCGCCGCGCTTCTCGATACGCCTGGCCACCGCCAGGAACTCGGGGGCATCCAGTTCCGCCGCCGGCCGCGCGCCGATGTACGGGAACACGTCGTTCGTGAACCATCCGACGACCTTCACGCGGTACCCATCCACCCAATTGCGCTTGTCCAGCCACTCGTTGGCGATCACCTCGAAGGTGTTGGCACCGAGCACTGCGCGCGCAGCGGCGGCAGCTTTCTTGTGCTCGCCTGGGTCGATACCTCGGGCCAGCAGCTGGCGCGCCTCATCGCGGCGCTGCCGAGCGAGAGCCAGTGGAATCTCGGGATAGACACCGACAGCCAACAGCTTCTCTCTGCCTGCGAACCGGTACTTCCAGCGCCAGTAGCGCCCACCGTTCACGGCGACCATCAGATACAGGCCGCCGCCATCTGAGAGCTTCTGCGGTCGGTCGGAGGGCTTGGCGCGGCGTATTGCGAGGTCGGTCAGGGGCAT